CTGACAACGCCATCTTGGTTCAAGACTTACGGCAGATTCCCGACACACCAATTGACGTTGAGTGGTACATCTCACGGGCTGAAAAGTTGCGTGAATCTTTATTAACTGGAAGTGCGTTTGACGAGAAGGAAGAATAAATGAGTCTTTTGTCTTATAACCAATTGTGCCGACTTATCAACAGCGGAGTTCTTGATAAGTCCGATGTAGACAATGTTAATTCGTCATCCATCGACCTTGTGCTTGGTAAAACAATCATGGTGGAGAAACGTGAGATGGGCATCATAGACATGCTCGATAAAAACGCCAACTGCCTAGAGACAATCGAAATGGGTCCAAGTGGTTACATAGTCCCTCCGGGCGGGTGTGTGTTGGCACACAGCGTAGAGATTTTCAACCTACCAAACGATGTGAGTGGCGAGTACATGTTGAAAAGTACCCAAGCTCGAAACTTCTTTGGTCATCTGAAAGCGGGGTGGGCAGACGCCGGTTGGAATGGTTCAGTGCTGACACTTGAGTTCGTCAACCATCTGCAATACCACTCCACACGCATAAAACCGGGGATGAAATGTGGTCAGATTATTTTCTTTGAGCATGAAGAGGTTCCAGCGGACCGTTCTTACGCTACGCGGGGGCAGTACAACGGCGATACGTCTGTGACGGCGGGTAAGGGGTTGAGGTGAATATGGACGACAATACTGTGCAAATCTTGAAGTGGGTAGTGATCTTCTTTTTGGTCGGTTGTAGCGCGACGCTTGCGTACTTAGGTAAGGAAGGTTGGGAATGGTTTCTCTTTGTTGCGCTGTTGATCGGATAGAATCTACCTTGACACTCTCAGGTAATTCCTCTATCCTTCACGTTGTCAATTAACGAATCTCGGAGAAACTTATGGCTGTAGCAGACGAACAACATTTGAAGAACATGGAAGTGCCGGACTGGGTAGTCCTGCGCCTGCGGAAGTACATCGACGGCATCGGCGGCAAGAAGGAGTTTCAGAAGGCGTTTGACATCAGCGAGAGTTACGTCAGTTTGTTCTGGAACGGCAAACGCCACCCACCTGAAGCACTCCATGAGAAGTTGGGCATCAAACTCGTCGTACCACCCATGCAGTATGTTGATATTTCGGAGAACTGAACGTGATTAACCAAGTCATGCTGGACATCGAAACTCTCGGCAAGTCAAACAACGCCGTGATTACCCAGATCGGTGCGGTAGCGTTCAACGTTGAACAAGGCGTCGTCGATCAGTTCTTCATACACGTTGACCCTGAAACTTGTCAGAAGGTCGGCATGGTGATGGACGTTAGTACGGTGCTGTGGTGGATGAAGCAGTCCGATGCGGCGCGGAGTGAGTTCGACAAGGGGCCGCAAGTCTCTATCTATGCTGCGTTGAATGGTCTGAGTGAGTTCTGCAAGAAGAACACAACGTCCAAGTCAGGCATCTGGGGCAACGGCGTGTCGTTCGATAACGTGATTCTGGGTTCGGCCTACAAGCTCTGCGAAATTCAGCAGCCGTGGATGTTTTGGCAGGATCGCTGCTACCGCACGCTGAAGGGTCTGATGACGATGATTCCTGTTGATGACTATGGTGTGGCTCACAACGGCTTGGACGACGCCATCAAGCAGGCGAACCACTTGGTCAAGATTTGCCGCATGACGGGGTTGGTGCTGTGAAGTACCCGATGATCCGACTCAGCCACTCCAGTGCGGACACGTTTGACCGTTGTCCTGCGGCCTACGAGCGCGAAAAGCTAATCAAGGACGTGCCATACACGGAGACTGAAGCAACCTCTTGGGGAACCCGCTGCCACGAAGGAATCGAGCAGTTCATTCTTGGTCAAGCTGACGAACTCAGTACGCTAATGATTGACGACCTTCGGCCTGTGTTTGAATACGTCAAGAACTTCGAATGTGACTACAAGGCCGTTGAAACCGAGTGGTGCTTCAATACTCAGGCGGTGATGTGCGACAAAGACGATCCGGCGGCAATGTTCCTTGGCTACACCGACTTTGAAGCGGTTCGAGGTGACAAAGGCTGGGTCGTTGACTGGAAGTCTGGCAAGCAGCACGCCAAGTTCGAGCAGGTTGAGTTGTACGCGCTGACGTTGTGGCTTCGCTTCCCGCAAGTGAACCAGATCAACGCGGGTTACGTATGGTTGAAAGGTCGTACGCCGAGCGAGTTCCTGACGTTCAAGACGTTGTACCGTGCGACCGACATGCAACGTATTTGGGACTACCGAGTTGAGCAGTACAAACGCATTTACGCCGCACATGAAACGGGTGTGTTCCAAGCGAAGCCCGGAAAAGGTCGTGCTAAATTTCCGTGTGGGTATTGCGGTGTCAATCGCGTCGGGTGTGACGCGGCTAACGTGGAGTATCAAGCAAAATGATCCGTAGATTCTGTGATGTATGTGGTGAAGAGTTGACCGTAAACAACGAACCTTGCGCTGGAGATAACGGCAAGCGAGTAGTAGCTGAGATGCGTGGTAAAACTGGAACGCTACATGTAGAGGTATTGACTGCAATTAACGGTGTGTATAACGGCGGAGATGTGTGCAAATACTGTGTAATTTACGCAGTTAGTACGTGTGATGACCGACCAGTTGCTATTAGCGGCTAACGCGGAGTATCAAGCAAAATGAAAATTGATCCTGAAGGTTGGATTGAGTGGAGCGGCGGGGGATGTCCGATTAGTAGCGATACTTACATCGAGGTTAAAACTCGTGGAGGTGTTACGTACAAAGGTAAAAGCGACGAGTGCTATTGGTACCATCTCAAGCATGCTTCTGATGTTATTGCTTACCGCGTAGTGTCGCTACCACCCAAGAGCAACGATACCCAGACAGATGACGCACATAGTAAATACGGCGCAACAGTTGTACTTGACGAATCGTGGTTTGCATTACCTATACCTCCCGGAGATGTACAACCAATTATCGTAACTTCAAAGTTGCACTCCGCTGACAACCCGAACGACATCCAGACCGGCGGCACTCACTACAAAGACATGGGTATCGAACCGTGGGACGTAATTGATACATGGCCTTCTGAACAGCAGATCGGCTACCATCGCGGCAACATCCTGAAGTACACCATGCGGATGGGTTCCAAGGACGAACGACTCAAGGAAGCCAAAAAGATCGCACACTACGCTCAGAAGTTGGTTAGCGTTTTGGAGAAGGAAAATGACTGAAAAACAACGCGACGAGAACTACGTCAAGAAGCAAATTAAGGCGTTTCTGGACAACATCCATGCCTACTCCTTCCCTGTCCCCGCTAACGGCATGGGGGTAAGCGGCATCCCTGACCGAATCGCAGTGTTGGACGACGGGTTGTTCCTCGCCATTGAAGCAAAACGACCGGGGCGACGCGGTGAAGCGAATCGCGGGTGTTCTGCGTTGCAGGTTAAGTCGCTGCGAGCGATTGCTGACAAAGGTGGTTTCGCATGGGTCGTTGATGGGGAAGAAGATTTGGGGAGGTTGTTGGACGCCCTGTCGACCTTTGAGGTAGATCGCAACCCGTCGTTCGGCCCCCGTTGCAACCTTGACTTGGACTACTGGAAGAAGAAATGACCTTCCAACCGGAGAAGTTACTTTGGGCCGCAGAGTATCGCGGCTTTATTCATCCTTGGGTGCCGGAAATACCAACCGGACTTGATGGGGTGAAGGTGTTTCAACACGGAGAAACGAATTACTTGTTTGTGCCGTGGTCGATTGAGAACTGCGTTGCAATGGGGGTGAGTCCGGTTCCACCTGATTACGCTTGGCCTGTTGCCGGGGGACGTACGCCGTACAGTCATCAGATAGCTACGACAAACTTCATCCTAGCCAATAAAGAGTCATTTGTGTTGTCCAGCCAGGGTACGGGAAAGTCCTTAGCTTCGTCGTGGGCAATGGACTTGATGATTCGTCAGACCGGACTCCCTGTACTCATCATTGCACCGCTATCAACGCTGGAAGCCACTTGGTCAAAGTCGTTCTTCCTGAACTTCCCGCACCTGCGAGTAACCGTCCTGCACGGCTCAAAGGCTCGTCGTGAGAAACTACTTGAAGCCCCGGCCGACGTTTATGTCATCAACCCGGATGGTGTGAAAACTATTGAAGCCTCGTTGTGTAAAGTGCGTAAATTCTGCTGTATCAATCTGGACGAATCTACTGCGGCGAAGAACCACAAGAGTGGTCGGTGGAAGAGTTTGAACGCGGTGTTTGACGCGCATCGAGGTAACGCTTGGCTCATTGGTATGACCGGAACACCGATTGCTAACTCTCCCGTGGCTGCTTACGGTCAAGTAAAGTTGCTGCGACCGATTTGGACGAAGAACCAGTATCCGTACTTCACTCACTTCAAGCAAGCCGTGGTTAATACAGTCAACAACTTCATCGACATCCCGAAGAAGGATGCACAGAACACTGTTATTAACTTCATGCAGCCGAGCATTAGGTTTTCCTTGGCTGATTGTCGTGAGTTGCCTGATCGTATCTTTGAGACTCGTATTGCGCCGATGACCAAGGAACAGCACTCCGCTTATGAGGCCATGCGAAAGCATCTGACGGCAGAGTATCAAGCTCAACAGGTGACGGCGGTAAATGAAGGGGTGAAGATTCTTAAGCTCGCACAGATTGCAGCAGGGGTGGCTTACGACGAAGAAGGTAAAGCAACGTTGCTCCCGTTTGATCCTCGTTTGAACGCCATCTTGGAAGTGATTGAAGAGGCAGAACGGAAGATCATTATTTTCGCAGGACTGACTGCACTCATTGACCGCTTGCAACACGAACTGGAGAAGCGCAAAATGACTGTCTCGGTTGTAGATGGTCGCACAAGTAGTAGTGCTCGCAGGGACATTTTTAACAACTTCGAAAATAAACCTGATCCACACATTTTGTTATGCCACCCGAATACCGTAAGTCACGGTTTGACCTTGAATGCTGCATCTACGATGATTTGGGCAACCCCGCTTTATGACGCGGAGATATTTCAACAAGCCTTGGCGCGCAACCAACGGCTCGACTCTACGTCGTCAACTGTTGTGGTTATGCTCGTTAGTTCTCCGGTCGAGGAAGTGATGTACGCGAAACTCGAAAATAAGCAAAAAATGCAAGGTAGCTTCCTCGAAGCAATCGCGCTGGACAGTAAAAAATACACTCAATAGTGTTGACAACGCGTAGTAAAGAATCTAAACTCCGTCTTACTGATTAACAACCACGGGTGGCACTCAAAATGACTGACCAGCAATACACACGGGACGATATTGTCGCCAAATACGTCGAGCTTCGTGACCTCAAGAAGTCCAAGGAAGACGCTCACAAGGCTGAAATCGCTGAAATCAATAAGCGACTGGATGTTATCGAAGGATTTTTGCTCAGCGATATGTCATCCAAGGGCGAAACGTCCTTCACTACTTCCTCCGGTACGGCCTACATCAAGACCAACGAATACCTCAAGGTCGCTGACAAGGAAGTGTTCATGGCGTGGGTCAAAGAGCAGGACGATCTCAACTTCCTCACCGTAGCCGCTAGCAAAACGCATGTCTTAGAATTCAAAGAGAACACAGGACACCTTCCTCCAGGTTTGAACTACACGGCGAGCAAAGAAGTTGGCATTCGTCGCGGTAAGTCAAAAGAATAAACTTGACAAAGTAAAACTAAGTAGTAGAATCCGAACTGTAGCAACGATCAACCAAGGAGTAACAAATGACCAACATCGTTTCGTATCAAGCGTCGAATCTTCCGGCAGCACTGCAACAGCGTATCTCACAACTCACGACAGGTAACACCCTGGCTGCACTTGGTGGCGGCGGTGAAGAGCAGGACACTATCAGCATCAAAGCGAGTCGCTTCCGCGTCAAGCAAACAGGCATGGATGAAGTGGTTCTGAACCAACTGCACATGGACGCCGTGATCGTCTTCGCCAACTCGCACACCAGCAAGGCGTTCTACACCAAGACTTACGATTCGAACTCGGAAGATCAGTCTCCGGATTGCGCGTCGTCCAATGGTTACGGTCCCGATGCGGGTGTGAAGAATCCGCAGTCGGCTCAGTGTGCAACTTGTCCGCATGCGGTGTGGGGCAGCAAGATCAGCCCTCGTGGTGCCAAGATCAAAGCTTGTGGTGATTCGCAGCGTATCGCCGTTCTGCCGATTGACCCGAGCACCAACAACTTCTTTGTGGTGGATGGCAAACCGAAGGCGTTCAAGATGTCGATTCCTGCCGCATCCATGAAGTCGTTGGGTGCGTTCGCAAAAACTCTGGCACAACAAGGTTTGCCGCTCGAAATCGTTCTGGCTCGCTTGACGTTCGATGTCAGTACGGAGTTCCCGAAGCTCGACTTCGCGTTCAAGATGGTTCTGCCGGAACAAGCGGCGACTTACATTCTGGACTACATTGATGCCAACAAGGACAAGTTGGAAACGCTCGTCGGTGCGAAGAACGCAGTTGCGAATGTTCCGCAACTCGCTGCTCCGGTACAACAAGCGCCGGCTGCACAAGCTCCCCAAGTCGCGGCGACTCCGGCTTTCAATCCTGCTCCGAGCGCAGCAGCAGTTCAGCCTGCTCCGCAGTTTGCACCGCAACCGGTCGCTCAACCTGCACCTGTAGCCACACCGGCATTCCAACCGGCTCCGCAGATGCAAGCTGCACCGAGTATTGCAGCAGCACCGTCTTCCCTCCTGAACGCGCTGCAAGGTGTAATGGGCTAACGCACAATGGGGCTTCGGCCCCTCGAAAGGAAAAGATTATGGGTGAAGTAATACGTCTGTCGAAGAGTAACGTGCAGCATGTGAGCTTGGCACAACTGAAGCGAGAGTGGGATTTGTGGATGGCGTCAGGTGAGGAGGAAATAGAGAAAGTTCCATGTGTTGAATTTGACTACGAGCAGATTCATGCCGAACTAAACCGTCGTGGCGAAGGTGTCTACTGTGCAGTATAGGATGAAGTTTACAAGTCGAAAGGACAACGATGACTGAAGAAGTCGTTAGTAACGAGGACGAACTTTTTGACGCTCTGAACGAAGCGTGTCTGGACTACAGTTTGGATGAGGTTGTGAACGCAGCGATTGACCTGATCGTTGGTGCAGCAGAAATGTCGGAGGAAGAGTCTTTCAAGAAGGAAGTCATACTTGCGCTACTGTCTGCCGCAGCACACCTCTCCGAACCTGACGCTGCCGAAGAACCACTGATCCAACTTTTGAACTAAAAGGAACGTACCAAAATGGCAAAATTTACCCTGAATTGCGAATTCGACACAGCCGAGGAACTGCGTGAGTTTCTGGTCGCTGGCGGCGTTGATATTGTGGCGGCTGTGCAGCCTGCTGAACCGGTTGTTACCCAAGTCGTCGAATCGACTGAAGAACTGGCGACCGATACTGAAGAAACCAAGAAGCGCAAGCGTCGTACCAAGGCTGAGATTGAAGCAGCCCGTGTCGCTGCGCTGGAGGAAGAGGCTCGTCCGGTGACGAAGGTCGAAGAAGTTGTTGTGATTCCGCCGAGTGCTGTCGAAGTGATGCCGCCGATTGGTGTCGCTGCCGCACAACCTGCAATGCCGAACTTCAACGTACAACCGATGCAAGTCGCTACGCCGCATGCTCCGGTCAATCTTGGCATCCCGAACTTCGCACCGACCAACGTGCCGACGATCATGGTGGCTGCGCCGACTGCTGAAGTGCAACAAGTCGTTCAACCCCAAGCGAACGGTCTGCCGGCAGACTTGCTTGGTGCACTCGGAGGTATTAGTATGTAAAACACAGTGCGGCAGCGGGTGTAGTTCAGAGGTAGAATGTTTGTTGTCGTGGGTTCGAATCCCACCATCCGCTCCAAGAAGCAAGTGCGTTGAGGACTTTTAACTTAACTTTCCGGTTGTTTATTGTCTTGTAAACTCAGCGCACTTGACTTGTTGGACCCCGCACCATATCGGGCGGCGTTACGAAGTTGATACCTCCTTAAGGTTTAACCCTTGGACCACGAGGTAATATGGTAAGTGGTCGATTCACTCCCGTAAGGAGTGGCAACATCGAAGCGGAGCGCGGTATCCGGTACGCAAGTTTGCAAAGCCGCGAATTGCCTCACCAAGAGGACGCTTCGATGTTGGTAGCCGCTAACTTCTCACGAAAGGAGTCAGCAGGCAGCGGGAAAACTGTCCGGGCTACCAACGCCTGACAAAGCTCTGTTAGCATGAAGGTCGTGCAGTTGATTTGTAATCATCAGGCGCAGGTTCGATTCCTGCACGGAGCACCAAAACGCGGAGAAGGAAAATGACAAAAAGAACTGCTGATGCGAAGGTTGGAGCGCTTCCGTGCCCGTTTTGCGGTAAGGCGGTAGACCTTGGTGATCCCGACACGCTGTACCCAGACGGATTTGGTTGGAAGGACGATGACGAGCTTGGGTTTCGGACATATCATAAATACAACGAAGTCCCAAAAGACCAGTGGTGTTGGGGGATGAACTGCCCGACAAACTCTGGAGGTTGTGGTGCTGAAATCCACGGCGACAGCAAACAAGAAGCCCTTGACGCATGGAATAAGCGACCGGACTTTGTGCTGGATAGATACGTGGGTGATTGGGACATTAACCATTGAGGTGCCAAAATGTTAAAGCGATGGTGGCCGGCACATCCGCTAGATGAATACGATCAGTGGAAGTTGCTTGAGATTGCAGAAAGCGCGAATCCTCCGAATGCAAACTTCGAGTGGTATGGTGACGTGAAACTTCCTGCAAAAGACGGTTGGAAAGTAACTTTCTACTACGACTGCGGAGAACTCGATTACATCGACTCGTTCGTAACACCTGATGGAGTGACGTTGAACGTTTTTGGGCCTGATGTGGTGGTTGGTTTGGAATGGCCTCCGCTGATGATTTGGCGCGAAGTCGGGGATTTGAAGCGGCTGTTGAAAGAGTGTCAGAAACTTTACACGCCGAAGTGATTTTAGTATGATTCGTTTTCGCCTCTCTGCTAGGTCTAGCTGATCCCTCGACCGAACAGCACAAGTTGCCCAAGGAACGCCACCTCCAAGGTCAATGCAGCGCAGAGAGGCACCTAATTCTAGGGATGGTGGCTAACACAACAATAAGGTGGCTCCTTGCTGGCACAAATCAAAACAGATGACGCACTGACTGCTGCGTGGTGGCACGAACTTCAAAGTGTTACAACCCTCCCTGACGGCACTCAGGCGAACATCAACGAAGCTGTACGCAAGGCTTACTCCCACCTTACAAAAACAACCCCTGCTGGAGGCATCTACTGCATCGCTACGCAGACGGGACATCAGGCGACACCGCATCACAAGTGGTTCAGTACCGCAGAAGGGGCCGCAGTCTATGCGCTCTACGAATCCTTGGTTCGCCACTGCAAAAATGTCTGGTACGCAACCTCGTCTTACACCGATGAACCGGAACTCAACCGTTACGGCAATCCCTCCCGTGCGACCAAGAATGTCGTAGGGGTCAAATCGTTCTGGCTTGACCTTGATGTAGCGAAGCCGATCCCAACTGAGTGGGTCGAACCGATCAACATGTTGAACCTGCGGTCGGACAAGCACGAAGTCATTGCGCGTCTACCGGTCGAACAGCAGGAAGAGGTTCGTGAGTACCTGAAGGAGCACGACAAGTACCGCTCGCAGCAGGCCGCAGTTGAAGGGTTGGTGGACTTCGTTAACAAGACAGGACTCTCGCCGTCCACAGTGGTGTCATCAGGCCGTGGCATCCACGCTTACTGGGTGTTCAACGAGAACGTCACGGCGAACTCTTGGAAGCAGGTTGCTGAAGGTCTGAAGGCGCTGACTCACCACCACGGTTTGAAGGCTGATCCGATGCGGACGGCCGATGCTGCGTCGTTGATGCGTCTCCCTGGAACATGGCACCGCAAAGGCGATCCGCTCGAAGTCTATACGATCCAGAGTAGCGAACTGATCTACACCTTCGAGGCGTTGAGCGCCACCATCAAAGAGAAACTTCGCATCGTCAATCCATCCGCAGTTCGCAACATGCAGACCAAGCACGCTCCGACCGGCGTTGCTGCGGCGCTGATTCGCCCGAACGAGTTTCCCCCTGCCAACGCAGAAATCATCTCGTCCAAGTGCCAGCAGGTGAAGTTCTTCCGACAGTCAAAAGGGATGGTCGATGAACCGGTGTGGTATCTCTTGGCAGGTACGCTGGGTCATTGCACCAACGGCGAAGCGTACTATCAAGAGTGGTCATCAGGACACCCAAGCTACGACTACAACACCACACAAGCCAAGATGGATCAGTGGATGGAACGGGCGACCGGTCCTTCGTCCTGTGGTGCGTTTGAAGCGAAGAACGCAACGGGTTGTGCAGGATGCCCGTTCAAAGGGAAGATTGCATTCCCGGTGCAGTTGGGCGAGGACGCTGCCCCTCTGGTCGAAGAGGTTGTCGTACCGCCATTACCTATGGCTGATGCACTAGGTCAGATCGAAACCAACGAATACAAGCCGCCGACACAACTTGGGTCGTTTCGTCGTACCGTCAAAGGGATTCAAGTCGTTGATGACGCGCTACCTGCGCCAATCACAATCTGCGACTTCGATGTATGGATCACGCGTAACTCACACGACCGATATACTGATTCTAGAGTCGTCAATCTATGCTACCGCGACCACCACAACGACGTTTTTGAGTACCAACTGAAAGCCAGCATCTTGTCAGATCAGAAGTCACTGTTGACGTGGCTGTACGACAAGGGGCTGTACATCAAACCGGAGCATGCGAAAGCCATGAGTTCCTATCTGCAAGCCTACATTAACGACTTGGCTCGAAATCAGAAGACGATCACGCTGCACTCCGCAATGGGGTGGGCCGTACAGCATGACACCGATGGTCGTGAGAAAGACACAATCGGCTTCGTTCTGGGTAACAAGCTAATCACCCACGGTAGTACGGTAGAAGCAGGACTGTCACCGCGAGTCAAGGAATACACGACCGACTACCACGCCAATGGTGACAAGGAGTTCTGGCGGCAGACTACGCAAATCTTCAACCAGAAGGGACTTGAGGGACAAGCGTTCGCACTGTTGTGCGGCTTCGGTGCACCCCTGATGAAGTTCACAGGCGGTATCAACGGCTCCATCGTCAGCCTTCTAGGTTCGACGGGTACAGGTAAAACGTCAGCCATGAGTTACGCACTGAGTATCTACGGTCGTCCGAAGGGTACACTGATGGAGTGGAAGGACACGATCAATACGGTCTATTCCCGCCTTGCCATTACGAAGAACATGCCGGTTGCTCTGGACGAATGTACCAACGCCGATCCGCTGCAAATCTCTCAGTTGGCTTACGACGTATCCAGCGGCAAGCAGAAGGCTCGCTTGAAGTCCGACTCATCTTTGCAGAACCACGAGCGTGACCCTTGGCACCTGATTATGCTGGCGACCACCAACGAGTCGCTGCTTGAAAAAGTCAAGATGGAGAAGTCTGACCCCACCGCTGCGCTAGCTCGTATCCTTGAGTACCGAATCGAACTTGACGACCGTTGGATGGACTTCTGCGAGCGCGAGTTGGTCGATGTGGTTGAGGGTAACTACGGCGTGGTCGGCGAAGAGTACCTGAAGTACGTCGTGGCGAACCGTGAGAAGTTGAAGGACATCGTTCCTGCCATGATGACGTGGGTCAAGGATAACGGCTCCAAGCTAGGTCAACATCGCTTCTTGAATGCCACAGTCGCTTGTGCGTTGGTCGGAGGGCAGATCGCCAAAAACTTGGGTCTGATTGACTTTGATCTTCAAGGCGTCACCGACTGGATTCTGAACACGTTGCGGGAGTACGGCGGCAAGTCCCGTTCTCACCAGATCAATCCTTACGAGATGTTGGGTACGTTCCTCGCTGAGAACAACGGCAAGATTTTCTCGGTCGGACGTGAAGTCAACGGTATTCCAACGTTACTACACGAGGCACCCCGAGGTGTCATTGTGGCCCGCCTGGACATGGGTCACGAGAAGTTGTACATACGCAAAGATTCGTTTGAGCGATGGATGACGAATCGAAAGATCAATCACGGCGATGTACTGACACAACTGATGCGGACCGAAGTGATGGACCGCGTACCGCAGAGTATCAACGTATCGAAGGGAATGAACGGCGCACCACCAACAGTTGTACCTTGCTACACGTTTGACACCAATAAGTTAGGAATTAAGATCGAAATGCCGGAAGGAGATCGTCATGACTAAAGAGTACGCCTTTAACTGTACAACAGTAAAAACTCGGATAGCACTTGTAATTTGCGTACTATTAAGTGGTTGTGCCGACCACATTCAAACTTTAGATGTTGGTGCTGCGGAAGTTGTTGGTTTTTGGTACGGAGTGTGGCACGGGTTGATATTACCGTTTGCATTCGGCGCATCGTTGTTTTTGGATGATGTTGCGATTTATGCTGTGTACAACAATGGGTGTTGGTACGATTTCGGCTTCTTGCTCGGGATTTCATTGCTTACAAGTGGGAGTTACCAGCGTGAACCCCGAGATTAACAGCGCCTGCGGAAAGCTACTACAACGCTACCTGATGGCGTCATACGCCTACTACATCCTGAATATGTCGTTGATGGGTGACGACGAATACGACCAGATCGCAAAGTTGTTGTTCAAGTATTACGACGAGTTCGAACACCAACACAAGTACCTAGTCACGAAGGACGATTTATCAGCAACGACGCTGTACGCCCTGCGAACTAACGACTACCCGCTAATGGTTAGGGGCGGGGTGGAGCATTGGTTGAAAGTGTTAGCGACGACCGAGTAGTTCGTACAAGGCTTCCAGTGCGCCGCGATGTGAAACTCTCGCTGGTGGTATGAGAAACGGTGCTAGCGCACCAACATCAAGCACTTGTGAGTCACGACCGACTTTCATCTGAGGGATCAACGAACCCGTACCGCCCCCGACAATGTGCATCGGAAGGTTGCCGTAAGACCACTCGTTGATTTCTTCAGGTGCTCGCCCTGCGAACAAGTCACCCAATCTCAGATCGCTATACTCATTCGCCGTTTCCCGACCAGCACGAAGCATGTCAGCCAGTGCGCCAATAAGCTCGTTTCGCGGAGATGCTTTTAGTTCGTCCATACTTACTCACCCCAATCCAAGGTTGTATCAATTTTCGGTTGCTCATCAGTAGATTCTCCGTCGCCCCAATCAAGTATTTCGGCAGGCTGACTATGCATTTGAGCTTGTTGTGCTTTAATTTCCTCGGATCGACTCGGAGAAAATACACGTTCTGCCGTACCGACTACTTGGGGAAGCAGCTTCTCGTAACCCTTGATATGGTAGGTCGGGTTGGAATTGATAAGTCCCATGTAGCGACCTGGGTCAGAGAGTAGTGCGCCGTAGAGGTTAGTGTCGGTTAGAGGATGTGCAACTTTATTGACGACTGACTCCGCAAGTCGTACACCACGACCTACTGTAAACGGGCTGACACCACTTGCCGCACCACCCAACGCCGCCATGTTAGCAAGGTCAATATCGTTGAACCCTGATGCCGCGTTGGCCTCAATACCTGCGCGTTGCAAGTTTGTACCCATCTCAGCGTGACCTTGCGTCGCACGGTTGGCCTTAGCAATGTCGTTTTCAACTTGCAAAGATTGCGAAGGGCCGACCGGAGGATTCATCGCATCACCCAACGCCGCACTAACCTTCTGGGATTCTTGCGGCGTACCGCCAACGGCACGACTGACGAACATAAAGGGGTCGCGGGACAGTTCTCCGAGATTCTGACCTGCTGCTTGCTGCACGGCATGCGATTTAGTCGCTTGAGTTAGACCGCTATCAAGTGCTGTAGCCAGTTTGGGGTCGTGAGCACCAAGCTCTTGAATTACATTGCGAACTTGAAGTTGTTCCTCCGGCGTGCCGATGATACCCTTAGCCATGAAACTTCTCGGATTGTCAGCCAACCGCTTAAGAGGCTCCATTTGTTTGGCAGCGACTTCGGCTTCAGTAGCCAACTTGACCCCCATGTTGTTCATCTCGTCCAATGGGATGCCGATTCGTTGTGCAAAGGCTTGTGCTGCGTTAAGTTCTCCGCGAGCACTCTTGACGTTGGTAGGTGCTTCTCCGGGCAGTGCGCCGATCTTCTTGGCTTTAAGAGCAATCGTATCTCCGAGCGCACCCCTGAACAAATCTTGAAGTTCGTTGGGGTTACTAAACTTGCTGAACAAGTCTGCCAGTTCGTCGGCCTGACCACCTGAGTTAGTCCCGGTAAATACATTACGAATTTTCAGAGCAAGTTCTTTTTTGGCGTCTTCCAAGTTGTTGTTTGAAAATGCTTTGCCGTATGGAGTAGACGGGTCGATCAACTTTCTATACTCAGAATAATTGCTGTTTGCAGAAGCCAAAGCATCACGAACTGGGGCGTTCTGACCAATTGTGTCGTCGATAGCATTTATCAACTTGGCACGAATCCACTCACCGGTCGGTGTGAGTTTCAAGGAGTTGAGGTACTTACGACGTTCAACCAAGTCGGCAATAGGTATCTCGTTGCTGACATTCACAGCCTTGTACGCAGGACCGCCACCAGCACTATAAATTCCCATGTTTGCACGCATTTCGCGTTCAGTCGCATCTAAATTTTTGTTGAGCAACAAGTCCATTTCAGTCTTCATTGCTTTCAGTTCATCACCCAATCCTCCGTTGAGCGCAGCAGATGCCTTTTTGTCTTTGAGTATTTGCTCCCAAGCTTGATATAGCGGATCACGATTGACCTTGCCGAGTTTGGTCATATCCCCAAGTGCTGCGTAATCTGCGTTTTTTGCAGCTTGAGCTTGCTTCATCAAGTCGATGATTTTGTCAGCCATGCGCTCGTAACCACCACCAGAACCGGGCAATTTGGAGTACAAATCTTTGGCAATTTGTTGGGTGCGATCCGCGACCGCTTTGGCAATTTGACCTGTACTTGCACCAGCGGTAGGAGCGTTGTTGATTACGTCAGTCAAAGCGTCGTTAGTACCACGAGCAGCAGCACCGATGTCTTCAGCCGCCATGTTTTCGAACGGCATTTGCTGAATTGTCTGACGGTTTGCCAAGCGATCCGCGATCAACTTGCGTCTACCTTCAGGGGATTTCGCAGCTTTTGCCAACTCAATCGACCGACGATACGCATCTGCTGCAACGTCACGCAATGAGGTTCCAGACGACGGGATCATTTCAGGTACGGATACTCGCAGACCTTCCATATTTTCAGGAGTACGCAGTTCAGTCGCAGGGCCAGTACGACGCTCAAGTCGACGCAATGTAGCTTCGGTGCGGGCAGCATCGTTTGTATAGCCACCACCAATGCGAGAGAGTCCTGCACCAATCTGAGGGATCAAACCTGAAGCAGCGAGGGGGCCGAATAAACGTGTAATCGACGCCGCGCCTTCATTACCACTTTGGTCCAGTGTCGAGGTGACCGGTTCAACCGCAGCAGGCATACCGACATCGTACAGGGCGAGTTGTCGCGCTTGCTCACGAAGCGCAGGAGCGGATGCAAACGCGCCTTTACCGCCAGCCATGAGCATCGCAGGAGCACGCAACGCCGCACCGAATCCCAAACCCCCAGCACCTGTTTCAAGGGTATTTTCCAAGACTCGATTCCAACCAGTACCGCGAGGGCGGTCGGACAACATCCCTGCACCACGCATTTTTCGATACAAATCCTCGGTATCACTTCCGAACTCATAGCTCGGTAGTCCAGGGATGAATGACGTGGCTTTCTTACTCAGTTCCCACGGCAACATAGGTGCGCTCGCCAAGCCGCGATTTATGGCGTTAACTTCAGGACTAGAACTGAAGTTACGGAGTGCGGTTAGTAACGAAGCAAGTGCACCTTCGTTGTTTCGCTTGTCAGCCATTTATTTTTCCTCCAACAACGACGCCCTAGCCGCAGCATTCATTTTCTTAAGTGCGTCAATTGTAGCAGCATGTTTGCGAGCCTGATCTTCCGCAGTGTCGCCTTTGGAGAATTTATACTGACTTCCCGTCTTTGTATTTTGGAAGGTGCGGATAGCTTCGTCCAACGGAAGAACTTCGATTTTGCCGTTTTTGCGCACCGCAACACTTTCGGGCAATTTACCGGAAGGTGAGTTGATGTAGTCAGTGTAACCCCGATTGAGTTGCATCACGTTGCCGAGTGCGTTCGGGTGTCCGATGAATTCGTCTGCAAATTTACCCCGAGTGACGCGAGCGTTCATCTTGTCTGCGTAGTTGAGTAGCAACGAGTTGCGGGTAGCTTTATTCATGTTAGGGTCAAACACAGACACGACAATGCGGGCAAAGTCGGCGTCAGTCTGATTGCCCTTCTGCGCCAATTGTTCAGCCAACGCAATTGCGTTACCAAGCTGACCCAACTCAGCGTATTTTGTAACTGCGGCCAAAGTCTCTTTGCTGACGGGTACCCCCATCGCCTCTGCGTAACGGTTAGCGATGGTTTTGATACCTGTCATAGCGTCCGTCTTGACATCGTTCTTCAACGCTTGGTTGGTCAAATCTACCAGTTCTTTTCCTGCGGTTGCTTGGGTGGAAATTTGCTTGTACGCATCACTCTTTGTGAACTGATCCAATTGCTTTTCGTGCAATTCTCGGTCAGCCTTCAGTGTGTTCTTTCCTACCACTTCGGGGAGATTTAGTCCGGCAGCAAACGGACTCTCCTTGTAAACTTGAGCTTTGGTAGTTGTCCCAATCAGCGGTGCAGGTGCAGTTGCAGGCGTAGTTGCAGGCGTAGTTGCAGGCGTAGTTGCAGGCGTAGTTGCAGGCGTAGTTGCAGGCGTAGTTGCAGGTGCGGTTGCAGGTGCGGTGGGGTATTGCGCTTGAAGTTCGGCAATGCGTTTCAATGAAGCATCTCTGACCTCTTGCGGATACGACGTATTCTGCGCAATTTGAAGGTTCGCTTGGAGTTGCTTTGCGAGCTTGATGCCGTCTTCTTCTGACAGATTAACGGAGGCGCGCAGTGTCACAGGCTTAGACAAGTCCGCTTTTTCGGCGGAAGATTGCGTCGTATCTTCTTCCTCTTTGGGTTTTGCACCATATACGAACTTCAACAACTCAGGAAGTGCGTACCCTGTATCCTTCGCAACCATCTCAACAGCTTGGCGCGTACGTTCCGAAGGAGTCATTCCTGGAAGGTTTTTCTCTAAGTCACGTTCCGCTTGGTTGATCTTGGTGCGGAGAGCCACTTGTTGCTGCAAAGTCAGTTTGTCGGGTTGTGCGTTCTGACTGGTAGCCTTGAAAAGTCCCAAGTTGCCCTTCAGCGTCGAATCTTCCTCACGAACAGCGTTACCTCGCAAAATAGCAAGGTTCTGCAAAGCTTTCATTTTATCGTTGTGTTGTGCGTCCTGAATAGTCTGATACTGCTGCCCCGCTTGACCGACCGCACGAACGATACCTGCCGGCCCCGACTGACCACCCGATAGCCAATTGTCGATACTCATCTGGAAGCGATCAGGCGTAGGAGCTTGGCGCATGGTACTTTCGTACTCATCCAAGGCGCGATTACGACCTTGAATCTGCTGCACGTTGCCTTCCGGCGAGTAGCGATCAGCCACGCGCTGCATCATTTGCAACCGCAATGCTTCAAGTGCACCCTGCGTCGTCGAAACGTCGGTATCGTCAGCCATTGTTTATCCTTTAACCTGTGGTAGCCGGAGCGGTCAGACCCAAGCTAGTCATCAAACTTTGAATCGTCGCAGGGTCAAGTCCCGAATTCAAAATCTGCATCGCGGCAGCGGCATTCTGAGCCCCAGAAGTCTGATTCAGCACCGTTGACTGATCCGGCCGCATAGCACCACTCAAATTACCTGCCATGGAACTCAGCGCACCCATCGACGTAATCGGGTAGTTCTGTTGTGCCAACCAATCTTGGTAGTTGTTGGTGAGTTCGTTCTGCTGCAACCCTTGCATCGCCGTACCTGTAGTAACCAGATTCGACAACTGCTGCTGACCCAGATTGGCTCCTGCGCCGGCCAGATTACCCAGCGTCGAAGCAAGGTTCATTTGGTTGGAACCAAGGTTGCCGTACTGCCCCGCCAAATTGCCATACTGCCCTGCAAGCGAGCCGTAAGACGCTGCCAACTGCGGATACATCTGAGCGACAGTGTTAGCCTGCTGCTGATCCAAACCGGCGCTCTGAAGTTGCGAAGCAATCTGACTGGTCGTCAAGTTACCCTTGGCTTGCGCCAACTGCGGCATCATGTTTGCGACGATTGCGGCCTGCTGCTGATCCAGACCGGCATTCTGAACTTGTGCGGCAATGCTGCTTGTAGTGAGAGCACCTTGCGTCTGAGCTAGTTGAGGGTACATCTGGGCGACAGTGTTGGCCTGCTGCTGATCCAAACCGGCACTCTGCAACTTGGAGGAAATCTGACTTGTCGTGAGCGACCCTTGCGCTTGAGCCAACTGCGGCATCATGTTTGCGACGATTGCGGCCTGCTGCTGATCCAGACCGGCGTTTGCCAGAGCGCCTTGCATCTGTTGGTTGATGATGTTGGAGCCGACCGACGACAGTGCGCCAGAAGTCTGCGCAGCGGCGTTGTATTGAGATGCGATTTGCGGCAGGAGGTTCGCCACGGTGCTCGCTTGCCCCTGAGACAGTCCGGCAGAAGTCAGGTAGTTGTTGATCTGCGAGTTGGTCATGTTACCCAACGAATTGGCGATGTTCGGCAGCAAGTTCGCAACCGTCTGTGCCTGCTGGTTACTGAGGCCGGCGTTCTGCAACGAAGTCTGCGCCTGCTGCGAAGCAATGTTTGCCTTCTGAGTACCCAAGCTGCCAGACGTGGCACCGGCTTGCGTATAGGCACTTGCCAGTTGCGGATACATCTGGGCAACCGTGCTAGCCTGTTGTTGATCCAAGCCGGCACTCTGCAACGCACTGGAGACTTGTGCGGTCGTCATGTTGCCGCTGACCTGAGCCAACTGAGGCATGAGGTTCGCAACGGCATTTGCCTGCTGCTGATCCAGACCTGCGTTCGCAAGGGCGATCTGAGCTTGCTGTTGGGCGATGTTCGCTTGCTGCCCTGCGAGATTACCGGCAGCGTTAGCAGCACCGATCTGGTTTGCGGCCAGTCCCGCCTTACCTTGAGCAGCCGCCAGATTCTTGTTCTCCCAGTCGGAGTAGAACCCTTGAGCACTGTTGTAGGCACCATAGTTAGCAGCAGCAAGAGCTTTGGCAGCGGCTTCTTGTGTGTCTCGATACGCCCGGTTGGTGAAGTCAGCATTGCGCGTAGAGCCGAACTGCCCTGCACCGGCAAACGTACTGTTGACTCCAGGGAGCAAGTTCTCTTCCAAATTACGATTCAGTTCGCTGACTGTGGCGTTGGCAGCATCCTGCGTGAACGGGTTCAGGTACTTTTGCAGTTCTGATGCCGAGTAGTCGCCAATCTGATTGAACGCAGAACTCGCCTCATTCTGGTAAGAACCAAGGTTGTCCAGATAGCTCAACCCCTTTTGAATCGTCGGTAGTGCAGTACCCATCTGCGAAGCGTACTTGGCCGCATCGGCTTGGGAAGTATCAGCACTTTGTTGATACGGGGACATTGCAGTTTGCGCTTGATCCAAGTACCCCTGCGCCTTGTCGTACCCAGACTGAGCATTCATTGCAGCTTGCTGTGCGGCGTCGGTAGAACTCAGGAACGGATTGACCGCTCCGGTCGCTTGTCCCAGTGTGTTGGTCGCTTGATTGACCGCAGACTGCCCCGCGTTGATATTCTGAACACCTTGCCCCGACTGCTTGGTGTAGTTCTGCGCCGTGTTCTGCAAACGTTGACCGGCTGCAAGATACGGATTGACTTCGGCTTGAGTACCTGCAAGCATGTTCTGAGCGGTACCGTACCCCGTGTTCGTGGTGTTCAACGCTTGGTTTTGAATGCCGCTGACGTTGCTCAAGTAGGGGTTGACCGCCCCCATCGTGGAACCTAACGTACCTGCACCTTGTGCCAAGTAATTCGTACCCGACCCGACACCGCCCAACATCGTGCCCATCTGGGAAGCGTAGTCGGCGATGGATTGTTGATTCTGATCTACACCCCCGAGGTAGCTACCCACAGCACCTTGAGTCTGACCCAACGTGTTTTGTGCGGCATTATAGCCAGACATCAGGTTGTTCACGTCCTGCTGACCGACATCAGCTTGATTCAGGTAGTTGGTAACGGAACTTGGCGCTTGATTCAGAAGGTTCTGCGCTGTACCAAACCCACCCAACGTATTCGTAATGCCCTGCTGCGCCTGATCCATACCACCCAAGTAACCGCTAACGGCACCCGGCGTTGCGTCAATCAGACTCTGAGCACCGGTATAACCACCCAACGACGAATTCGCCGCCATCTGACCTTGGTCGGCTTGGTTGAGGTAGTTGCTGACCGAACTCTGAGTTTGGCCGAGGGCGTTGAAGCCTTGCATCAAGGGTGTGCCGGCCTGACCGAGGTAGTTCTCAGCTTGACCTGCGTACTGGCCATATGCACCTTGCAAACCAGTGATGGCGTTCTGGATTGTAGGGGTCCACTGATTCGGTTGTCCTGCCAAATCGTAGGCTTGCTGCGTATTACCAGACGGCCCTGCGGTCAGCGGCTGGTTGTACCAATTCTGATAGGTGTTCTGCGCCATTTCGGGGAGTCCCGTGGCGTAGTTACCCATGTTCTGGAGGAATGGCTCCCAGTAAGCAGGATTCGTATACTGAACCGTCCCACCAACAGGTTGAGTTGTAGTTGTATCAGCCACGGAGTTTGCCTCCTGAAATATAGACTTCTATGGAGTGTGATTTGGGGGCGATGCTATCGGAGTCGGCAGACCGCTTGTGTTGCCGCAGATTGTACCGCATTTCATCAAGTTTTTTAGCGCCAGCAGCAGTGTTACCGTCCCCGAGTGCCGATACAGTTTCAGCATCGAGTACGTACTCACCCGGCGAAGCTCCAATTGTCACATCGTCATCCTGACCGCCGCTATGACCCTTAATCAATCCTTTTTCAATCGCCTTGTTCGCCAGTGCAATCAGAACACTCTCAAGACCGCCGCCGCACGCACCTTCTTCAGATTCTTCACGCTCGCCTTCAATCAGACCGCCGTTGGCGTAGAACTTACGCGGCGTGCGCGTTGCCGGCGCTGCACCCCAACTGACCGGAGCAGACGTACCTCGTGCTTTGATCGGCGGGGTTGGGGACTGCGTAAGACCGTACAGCGCCGCTGCGGACGAGCCTAACTTCAATGCGCCTTGTAGCGCCTTCAGAGCCGACGCAATGTTTGACGGGGCTACCTTGGTAGGTTCGCCATAAGCATTGACGCCGTACTTCTGCTGGTAAGCAGAACTCAACTGAGGGGCCACCATATCAACCGACGGAAGGAGGCTGTTCTCGTAAGCCTTCAGTGGGTCAGAGAACCACTTGGGGTTCAAACCTTCCTCGTCGATGGTAGGGAGAGCTTCGTAGGACTTGTTCAAGTCGCTAAGGTATGTTTGAAAGGCGTCAGGGTCTTTGCCGAAGTTGTACTGCGAAGTGTTCGGAAGTACAGGCGACTCAATACCCACACCGGTATCGCTTGAGTCGTAACCCATTGGCGATTGATAGTCTTTGAGCGCACTGAGTACGCCGTACTTTGACGATAGACCACCCCCCAACGACGTATCCAGCGGCACACCGAAATCATACGGAGACATCGAGATACCAAGCAAACTCTCAAGGTCAAGACCTGAACTTGGATTCAGCCCAGACCCGAGGTCGTAACCTGTAGACAGCAAGGTGCTCAAGTCGGACAAACCGAAATCAAATTGAGGTGTGCTGTAATCGCCACCGTAATAACTACCACCCAAGCCGGACCCCAAGTCGTATCCGGTAGAGAACAAATCGGAATAGTCACTCATGCTAACCTCTGTTTACCCGTTGATCTTTGACAACCCACCCTTGATGGCGAGATTGGTCAAGTAATTTGCAAGTCCGGTGTTTTGTTGTTGGTTTAGTCCGGGAACAAGGTTCTTTGTATAATCGCCAAGCGTTGCGCCTGCATAACCACTACCCCCGCCGATCAGACCCGACGTTGCAACATCCTGCAAACTCCCACCGCCCAAAGCAGCTTTTGCAGCGTTGCCTACTGCACCACTAATAGCAGAATTTTGCTGCGGTGTAAATCCTGAATCCTTCAATGCACCGCCGAGCATCCCTGAGCCATACGACGACAAGCCTGCAATAGCACCACCTTTGAGTGCGTCGGAGATATCCTGACCGCCTGCCAACCCCATGCCCGTACCGATCAATCCTGACGATAAAGCGTTACTTGCATTTGCGCCCAACCCTGTCAAATTACCAATACCGCCAGACAGGTTTGCACCCAGCGGAGTTGCGGGGAGGAAGGACGCAACCGCTCCAACCGAGTTATCGTGTGCCGCAGCATTGAACGCATTCATTGCCATACCAAGTGGTGCGAGTGGCGTAAAGGACAGCGCAGTACCGATGATTGACAGGGGCACACTCCAGTTATCACCATCCTGTACTTGCATGAACTTATTGGGGTCAACTTGCAACCCCTTCTGTTTGTCCCAACTGTACGCCGTAGGATCAGTGAAGCCTCCCTCTGCGCCGGTCGAAAGCCAGTCACCGTTCGCCATGTTGGAGTACGCACGCATCTGGGCCAGTGCCGCACCGGGCGTATTCAGCATACCTTGCTGCACTTCAGGCGCCAAACTGGAGAACTCGTTGATGTTGCGCGGGGCGAAGTGTTGCAGCGCGTTGAAGCCTCGTTGTAAGTCCTCCGGAGAACCAGACCCAGCAAGCGAGAAGTTAGGCAGCAAATCAGCCTCAATGTCGGTCGTCCGATTCAGTGCACCTTTCGGACCCATCCACTGTTGCAACGGATTGGTATTCGCCAAGCGCGACCAAACGTCCTGATTCTTGTAGATGTTCTCATCAGACCAACCACCCTCTGGGGCACTACCATACTGCTGCCAGAACTCAGCCATGTTGGCAGGGATGTCAACTTGTTTCATAAGTGGTGTAACAGGTCGTTCGCGAGACATCATCTCGTTTACGTCAGCTTCTCCGAAACCCTGCTGAAGGTATTCGTTGCGCTTGGCGTCCCACATCTGCTGATCGTAAGCGTTCTGTTCCCGATTCTGGGCGACTTGAGTAGGATCAACCTGATTGGCATCACGAAGTCGTTGCAGCCATTCATTACCGCGAAGGTCGTTGTAGCCTGTGAGTGCCGACTGCCGCCCCGTGTCCGTGAGAAGATTACCCTCCTTGTTAGCCATCGCGGCCTTCAGGAACGCACCCATTTCGTCCGAACTAACATCGTCACCGAACTGCTGGTTCCAGTAATCAAGACCGCCTTTATCCGCCTCACGAGCGAGGTATTGCGTGTACAAATCGTTTACGTTCATTTTAAGACCTCACGTCGCCCGGTTCGGTGTGCAGTATGACCCGCCCCATCTCGTAGTTACCGCCCAAGGTGCTACTGCTAAACCGCAATCTGATCTGACGACGCTGCTCCCGCATGTCCACGTAACTTGTATCACCGTTGAAGGTGTAAGGGTCACTGTAGATGTCAGGGGACTGTGCGAACTCGCGACCTACGACTTGTACCTGCATGTCGCCAGACTGTACAAAATCAGGCTCAACGCGAATAAGCCTCGTCCAACGGTTCAGACCCTTGATGTCGTTCTGCTGTGCTCCGCCGGTTGGATAACCGAAGTCGGAAGTTTCGAAGTAGCTCTCAATTGACTGTTCACTTTCACCGATGATGGCGTTCAGACCTTGTTCGTGGACGTAGATGCCGTACAAGTCTTGAATCGCTTGAATAGCCGCAGTGCCAGATACAGTCTGGTTGGTGATCGTTTCGCCGTCAGTAAATTCCGTTCCGGAAATCATGTTGACCAACACCTCGGTCGCACTTGCCACTTCGTAGATCGTCGCAGTCGCACCTGAGATAATACCAACGATGTTGTCGCCGAGATTGAACGTACCAACTGAGATCGTAATGCTTAGACGCCGTTTGTTGACGTTGGCTTGCGAACCGGTCATCACCGGATAGTGAAACACTTGTGAATAGTAGCCAGAAGATCGCGCCAATTCGCAGTCGTACCAAGTCTTTTCACGCACGTTATAAATGACCGCATGGGTGCACTCAGTCGCTGTTCCGCGAGGATAGAACCACCAAATTTCACCGAAACGCGGAATCTTAGTCGCCCATACCTTCTGACGTTGTGCGAAGTTCAGATTGTCGTAGAACCAGTTGATGTTGTGCTGGTTGGGAAGCTCTTGGACTTGTCCACCTGAGTACACGAGGAAGCGGTCAACACCCACCCAGAAGTACGAACCGTCGTATTCAATCGCGCTGTTCTGCGAGAGGATGGAAGTCTGTGCCGAGATGGTCGTGAATCGGAAGATCGCAGAGCCGCCGATGTACTGCATCGAAATGAGCGAGTCCAAAGACCACAACAGCGCACCAGGACCATTACCGCCACGGATAGGCAGCCCCTTGACGATCTTGGAGCCGGTAACACGGTCAGAGCCTGCATCGCCAGTCGTCAGCGTCTGCGGCTGATTGATGTCGGACCACCCCACTAAGCCGTCGGAACCGAAGTACACGAGGTAGGGGGAGATACAGACCACGCCGCCAGAGACAGTAAGCCCTGTGATAGGGTCAAACGCACCTGTGCCGTTCGCCAAGCCAAAGTACACTTGATGGTCGGTCGTGTCGTCGATGTTAGACAGTGACGTAGTGGGAACCGCAACGATGATTGTACCTTGGCTACCCACAGCGTCGTCGTACATTGTATCCACGGACCAGATGTGGTTTGGGTCGGACGTGAATCCTGATGGGGTACGATCATAGAGGTTGTTACCAACGCCGTTCTGATCCACCAAGAGCATTTCGATCTTGGACTCGGAGAAGGTGTACATTGCGTTCATGAAGCCGCGTGACCACACCAACGTCGCTCGTGCCGGACCCGTCAAATCATCCACAATCTCACGGAAGCCACCCATCTTCTTCGGACGACCTCGCTGAAAACGAACCCATTGGCCGTCAGTGAAGAAATCTCCGTCCAAGTTAGTCCCGTCCCGGCGAATACCAGGAAGTGTTGTAATTTGTGAGACTTCTTTGATTTCCGCCATAGAGACCCCGTGTTTTGCGTATTATACCGTCAATATTGCTCTTGTAGGGCTATTGCGGCAGACATGGTTGCGGAACCTGTCATGGATCGTGCGAAGAGTGTATAAGTGTCAGCTACACCTGCATAAGTCCAACCCAACAACGGTCGTGCCCCCATATTTTGAACGGATAGCGGGGACGTATTGTTGCCCTGCCCCGGCGCAGCGAAGCCGTTAGCAACCAGAACCCCACCCGTACCGGTGTTGGTGCCCGTGTAAGTATCGAACTCGCTCATGGAGTAGTTTGTATCGACGTTGGTTGTCGTGGTAACGCCGGCAATGCTCAACGTAGCGTTGTAGCGAATCTCCCAGTAGATCGAGTTCGTACCAATTAGAAGGTTGAATCCTGCCAAATGGGCATGCCCTCTAGCTCGCAGACCATTGAAGTTGCTACGCAGTCGGCGGGTGATGTAAGGGCGAAGTGTCGTATCAAGGGTTACAGGACTCAAGTATGCGTTGTATGCAAAGACGTAAAAGTCATCCTCGTCGACACCTGCTTCAGATTCTACAGAACTACAAATTGCCTCAACGGACACGTTAGAACCTGCGCCACCGTCATTGAACGCCTCGTAGCGCATCGGAAGGTTGCACGTCCGCATGTAGACTGACGTTTGTGAGTTGGAGTTGTCAATCTCGTGACAGTAAACCAGCTCCCCGTCAAGATCGAGACCGTAACGCACCCGCCCTACGCCCAACCACTGCAAATCGACCATGAAAATCTGTTCTTTGGTCCAATCTACAGTTTTACCGCTGGGTCCCGTGCCGTCCAACTTGTCCAGATTCCATGCACTCTGAAGTACCGCCGTGGTGACGGGGGAGCCGCTGACGTTGGAACGAATGAATACCGCCACCCCTGCTGCCGCGTCTCTGAAACCAACGCCGTTATCGTCGTCAAAGTACCCCAACGCAGTCTTGGCAGCACTGGTGGGAACAGAGCCTTTACGCAGTGTGCCGGTCATCTTGACCAACTGCCCTTTGCCGGGGGTGTAGCGAAAATACAACTTGGTCTGCCGCAACGCTCTTGCGCCCGAAGTCGCCCCTGCGGTCGAAAGTACCGTGCTGTTGTTCGCTTGTGTGTAGGTCGCTGTGCCGCCAGACGCCGTGTAGTGATCCCAGAGCAATGGGTGGTAATTGTATTCTTGCGACGTACCAAATAGCGTCACCGACTCCGATACTCGAAGTCTACCGAAAGCATCCAGATTTGGGCCGTCACGAAACGCCATTTGGTCAAGCGGGATGTAGCTCATATTACCTTCCAGTCAGTACCGAAGAGTTTGAATCGTGCCGAACTACCTGCGGCAGTGAGGGTTGCCCCGGCTGCACCCAAGATCGTCATTCCGGCTTGCGGCAGGATCGTCACGGTGTAGGCTGCGTTCGGTTTGATGACTTCGCACACCAACCCTTCGATCTTGCGAGGGAGCGTGATTGTGATGTTTCCTGCGGACGTATCGACGAGTACGAAGTCTTCTGCACCAGTCAAGGTCGTATCACCTGTAACAGTCGGACTTTTGGTAATGGTGTCCAGTCGTTGCAGAATGTCGTGACTGATGGTCAGCGGGTGAGTGTGAAGTGTCGTTTCTCCACCACCGACGAGAGCGTACTCGTTCTCAGGACTCATTTCAGGAACTTGAGCTTGTAGATCGTACTCAGGTGCAGGCCGACAAGTTCGTCAACGATGTTATCAAGTGCAGCAACCCCTTTTGAAATCTCTTCGCGGTTCTCGACAAGCCAGACGGCAGTAGCTTCCAAACACAGGAGTGCTTCCTTTGCGTACTCCTTGTGCGCCACTTTACCAATGCGCCCGAAGTTCCCCTGATACGCCTCAACGAGATCGTCAGTAATTTCAATCACGCTTTCGTAGAAGTCACCAAACGCGACGTGCTGTGCATAAGAGTCGGTCGTCCAGTGCTCGATGTGTGCCAAGTTGCGGCAGCAGAATATGCGAGAAATCAGTTCTTCAATCAATTTCTTTCTCCTTCAGGAGTTCTTCAGCCTTACGTCGGTCGTTAAGGTAGGCTTTACGGCAGTGATCGGATTCAAACGGTGCGAACAACAAGTCAATCAGGTAGCGAGTACGAATTCTACCCTTACGATACGACTCACCACTGATCGAGTAGTTAGAGTCGCCGTTGTAAAACAGTACGTTGAAGAACTGACTTACGCAATCAAGCATGCGAATCCACTTAGGTGTCACGTTCTGCGGCTCGTTTGGCATAAAGGCTCCACAAAGCAACGTAAATATCCATCCCGGTCGTTTCGCCTAGCACTTCGCCCGTTTCCGGATGTAGCAGAGGGATAACTTCGGTCGGATCGAAAGGGAAGGACATACCCGTTGTCGGTTGCTTGAACACTTCCGTACCAGCCTGCACGACGACTTCCTCGCACATGTTGATAGTCGGCACTTCGTTGTACGGATTGTTGATCCAGAGTTGATTGCAACGCTGCCACTGCGTGCCAGCAACGTCAGATTGTTTGTAGTTAGGCATCGGGTTTCTCCACAACAGTCGCAGAATCAGCCAAAATCGCCGTCGCCGCTTCGAGTTCTTTTTTCAGTTGCTCAACTTCATTCTTCACCACCGCCAAGCTCGCAGACAGTTCTACGACTTGATTGAGAGCAGCATTACGTTGCTCAGACAGCGCTGCGAGAAGTGCGTTGATACGATTTTCGTCCATTTGAAAACTCCTATTACCAGAATGGGATGTAGCGGGCCGTACCGCCAACTTTGATTGCTAGCCAACCTTGAACTGTTGTAGCTGCCCCTGTGGGTCCGACTGAACCCAAAGTTGTTGCAACTGCACCGTTTGCGACGTTGGTGTTGACGAAGTTTACACGACCGCCAGTGGAGCCTGTACCAGTCGTAAGAACAATGTCACCGCCAGTTGTGGTCGCATTACCCGCAGTTATGTTTACCGCACCACCCGTGGTGCTCGCCGCTTGGGCGAGAATGCTGATTGCAGCCCCTGTTGTGGAGGAAGCGTTCGTACCACTTTGGATGGTGATTACTCCGCTGGCTCCCGTAGTTGTACCTACACCGGACGTAATGTTAATTGCACCACCTTGAGAACCCGCAGTAGCCCCACCTGTACCAGATGCCAACGTGAGAACCCCGCCGGCAGCAGCCAATCCGCCGTTACCGGACGTAACAGTTATAGCCCCTCCAATTCCGCCGGTTGTTACAGTAGAACCGCTACCACCTGTAATTACTACCGGACCACCTGCAACAGAAGCGATACCGCCGCCGTTACCTGCGGTGAGTACAATCCCGCTAGAATTCCCTGATTGGGCTACACCTGTGGTATTTCCCCCTGTTAAGGTTAAAATTCCAGCCCTACCTGCGCCGCTGGAACTGTTTCCAACAGTGATAGTAACGTTGCCCCCGGTAGCCCCTGTGGTGGCTGAAGCGGTGGAAATTGTAATGCTGCCTACTGTACCTGATGTGGCCGTACCTGTACTAATACTTACATTACCAGATGGTTGGTTACTAGCATCACCTGACTTTAGTATTACATTCCCTGTACTACCCCCGGTACCAGATGCCAAAGTCAGTGCACCGGATGCACCGCTAACACTGGCACCAGATGTTACACTTACAGCCCCGCCAGTATTTGTCGACGACGCGGACCCTGCGGTTATAGTTACAGCACTACCCGTAGTCCCTCCCCCTGTGGCACCGTCAAGACCTGTGATACTTATGGTCCCCAGTCGGTCAACCAAAATTGTGTCAACCCCTCTGGTTTGTACTCTGAACGGATTAGCTGTAGATGTGGCAACAGTAGACACAAGGAGTAAATTTTGCGAACCTGAACCGCCGCTAGATGCCCCACTCTCACCAAAGGTGAATGCAGTCTCACTCGCCGCAGTCAAGTCCCAGTTCCAAACTATATTGTTTGCGGCATTATCAATCGTCGCATCAGCTACGGCACCAGTAACGACATTTAGTGCGGGTGTAGTCGATATAGTTTGCCACGTCGCGGTTGTGGAATTGGTTGCGATAAGTGCTTGACCTGCTGACGGAGCAGTTGCGGCAGAAACACTGACCGTGGTAGTTGCCGTTTTCAAACCGAGCGCAGCCGTTGCTTGCCCAGCCGTGAGACTTGCGGCGGTACCTGTTACGTTCGTCATTGTCCCGCTGGAGGGTGTACCTAGTGCGCCGCCATTTACTACAACTGAACCTGCTGTCCCGACATTAACACCTAACGCAGTAGCAACCCCCGTTCCCAACCCAGTGACGCCTGTACTAATCGGAAGCCCTGTACAGTTGGTCAGCGTACCGCTTGTTGGGGTACCGAGAACGGGAGTTACGAGCGTCGGAGAGGTTGCACGAACCGGGGAACCAGACCCCGTTGCTGCCGTCCATACAGGTAGCGCAGAAGCACCACCACCAACAAGTATCTGCGTCGTCAAACCTGCGGCAAGCGTCTGATGCGCTCCCGTAGCAGTCGTACCTGCGGTAATCAGCCCGTACGCCGTCGTACTCGTCGCTCGCCCTGTACCTCCGGAAGTCACCGGCAGCGCCGTAGCGAACACAGGTCCAGACGCTTGGTCTACGTGGAAAACATCAACGCCACCAGATGAGATACCAACGCCTGCCGAACTGTACTTGAAAATGCCAGTATCTGTTTGCGACGAAAAGTTAATCGCAGGGGATGCTGCCGTACCGTCAATGACGCTGATCGAAGAACCTGCGCTAATAGACTGGGCCGAAATGACATCCACACCATCACAGATCAGGATCGCACGTCCACCTTGGGCAACTCCGACGCCAGAACCTAACGCCGTTTCGACTGTGACTGACTGTGCTGTACTCAAGTTGTTATAAGTGTAGTACACCGACACGATGGACGGTACAACGACTGTAACACCTGCAACGGGTGTGCCGATGAACGTCAGAAGTTTGTTGGCTGCTTCCGAAGAAGTGAGTGTGAAAGTACCTCCAGCCGAAACGTCAAGTACCAACTGCGTGAATTGGAACAACGTACTGCGACCATAACCTACTGAGTACCACGCTGCGCCAGAACAGAACAACATCAACGACTCGCCCGGCTGCACAACAAGCGAACCTTGTCCGTCGATGGTTTGCGAGCCGCTAGGATCAACTGTCAAAGAGCCGCTACCGGAGTTGCGCAGCATGAAGAAGAAGTCGTCACCCAATGTCGTCGCGTCGTCCAAGTTGGCAGTAACAGCCCCTGCGTTGAAGTTGACCAACTTCGCCCTGTAGGTAGAACCGATTGTCACGGTAGCAGATTCAGTAACTACAGGGTGCGACTGGTTCAAGCTACCAGAGATAGCCTTGATGCCGTAGCCAACGAGCGTTGCTGCATCCACCGAGGAAGTACCGACGCCGTAAGCCACTGTGCCGTAAGTGCCAGCACTCGTCGTGTTGTCAGTAAGGTAGAAATAAACAGCCGCACCCGCCACTACCGTATAGACTGGAACACCGCCTGCGTCGTTGACTGCAAGGTCGTTCGCACCGACGTTACGAATCAGGAAGTCTTCGCCGGTAGAAACCAGCGTTGCGTCGGGAAGGGTTAGAACGTTACCTGCATTGCAAGTAAAGTCCATGATCTTGGCGATAGCCGTCGTTGCGTCGTTTGTGTTGTACGGCCACGCGTAGGTCGTGTTTGCAGCAATCGTCGCGGCGCGATAGCCGTACTCTGCCGGAGGTAGTGTGTTGTTACCAAAAACGTCGGTATATGTCGTCATCTGTTAGCCCCTCACTGCTGCCGAATCCACCAAACGAGATGAATCCTCATTGCTGATCGCACCCAACGCCCGGTCGTACAGCGCCTGAAACTCAGGAATACGCTCCGAAGTCTTCAAAAAAGGCATTGCCTCCATCATCGCACCATAAAGTAGTAGCTGCGGTGCGTATTGCGTCGTCCAGTTTGTCTGATTGACCTCGGAAAGCGGTTCCGGGCGTTCGTAGTATTGTAATTCAAATTCGTAGTTCAAGTCCGGTGTCGGCGCTATAAAATAGTGCTCGTAGTCGTAGTCCGCGTAGAAGTATGGCACGTCGGTCAAACTCGGGTCAGGCCAATACGAGCGAAGATACTCATAACTACGGTTGTAGAGATACTTCTTCTCGGCACCAACAATCAAACTCAGACTCTTGGTCTTACGCCAACGGATAGGCTTCGCAAGCGTGTTGCTGTTAAGTGTGCCAGTGACTGTGCGCTGAAAGCCGAGAGGTTTTGACTCACTGGCGATGCGATTTTCCGCCATCATGATGAATCGCGGAATCTGATTCAGGAACGGTGTATCAGACCGCTCGCAGTAGTCGGTCAAGTCCTGAACCAAACTATCGTAAGTCATTGCTTGTGTCATGTGTACCTCAACTCGGATCAAGTGTTACTTCGTGGCAGCTAAGGCGAACAGTGCATCTAAACCTTCCGATGTACCACCAAGGTTTGCCCACATCGTTTGCAGGAAAGCGTTGTTGCGCTCCCAAGTATCCGCTTCGTATTCAATCTGCGCGGCGCGGCGCTGGGTGGCGTCTGGGATAGCAGCAAGGGCTGCTTCCACATCATCCAGTAGTCCGTGCTCAAGTAGTGCCAAGCGCCCTTGTCTACGGGTAATCGTAACGGCTACCGACTGAGATAATGCCGCCATCGCCGCATCAAGGTTTGGGAACCAATGCCACCCTTCAACCGGATAGGTGTTCTGGTCGTGAGACTCTTCCCGCAACTCAAAAGTCGGACTAATGACAAAGTTCGGGGCGATCAGGAGTTCTTCGTTTTCGCGTTTGTAGAATGGCATGATTTATCCTGTGACGGTCCAACCTTTTGCCGTTGCGATTGACGGCGTATCAGATGCAACGCCCCAGTTACCGGTGACCGTGATCGTCTTTGCGGTAACAGTAGGGAGCGCTGTGTAGATGGTGTCCAGAGCGGCAGGGCCGAGCTTGCACGAGGCGACAGAGAATGTAGACGGCATGCCCGTAGCTGACATTGTCTGCAATGAGGGGCAGGTGGAAAACATGGATGTGGTTGTCACAACAGATGACACGTCGAGTGCTGGAACAACCTGTAACGATTGGCACGCGAAAAACATACTGGCCGCACTAGTACCAGCAGAAGTATTTAGTAGAGGAACGGTTTGCAATGACGAACATGACTGAAACGTACTGCCGAAATTAACCCCAGCTGACGTGTCTATCAGGGGGATTTCTTGCAATGCAGTGCACGTATTGAACGTACTGGTGAAATTAACACTGGCCGAAGTGTCAATTAGAGGTATTGTAACCAGCGACGTACAGTTTTGAAACGCACTTGTCATATCAATAACAGACGAAGTGTCAAGTGTAGGGATAGTCTGCAAGGAGCGACACGTTGTGAAAATGCTTGCAAAATTAGCCCCAAAGATTCCTACACCACTGCCGTCCGTCGTAAGTGCAACCGCCGATCCACCGTACGTAGTGGAAATTTGAAACGTATTTGCGGCAGCACCAACCACGAAATACCTAGTATACGCCGTTATCCCTGTTGTAGTTACGACGCTGGAAAAGATAACAGCATCTCCGTTCCTGAACGGGTGCGCTGTCCAATTCACAAGGTCGCCGGCATCCGTGAAGGTAACTGCACTACTCGTTGTTGCGGCTGTACTCAACGAAATGTCGACAATTTCCTGTAACGAATAACACGAGAAGAACAAATGTCCACACTGCCGCAAATCGGAGCGAACAATGTTGACACGCTCCAAGTCGTAAAACCCGATGACCTGAGTTGATGAGCCGGGGGTCTGCACGCCGATCCGCAAATCGGTCAGGTATTGACTGGCAAGAGCAATGTCTAGAAACCCGCTGCTGTAAGTATTGAGTCCGGATGTGCTATGCCTGATATGCAGGTTGAGTGATGTTAGCTGCTGTCCCACTTGAGGTGTAACCGTGACAATCGCACACTTGTACCCCCGACTGGTAACAGGTGACAAATCTACGTCTGAGTAGGTGTAAGTATGTTCCGCAGTGACACCCGAAGAAAAGTTTGCACTCGTACCGTCACCCCAGTCGACTGTGTAGTCCCCTGTGGCCGAAAGCGCCAAGAAATTTGATTCCGAGTCGTAAACAGCATGCAACCCAACGAACTTCTCGTCGGTAGGTAATACCAACGGAAGAGTCGGCCAATCGTAAGGTCGCTCCCACCCCGTTGTGGTAGGAAACGTCTTAGCTGCAATCGTGCAGTCAGAAATCGTCCGGAAGCTCATCAGGTAATCTCTGAGCCATATAGATTGAACGAGGTATCTGCTGTGGCGGCGTAAACTGTAACCACGTCGGTGGTAGCCAGAGATATACCCAAGGTGAGGAATACGGTATCGTTAGCGCCAAGCGGCGCGTCATAAACTACGTAGTGTTGGTTCGCCAACGCTGCACCGGCCGGCCGGACAGCCACCCTGAATGTAGTCGCTACACCTCGGTTACACACCGACAACGTAGAGCATACGGCGGAAGTAGACGCAGGTGCCGTGTACAGCGTTGTGGCAGTAGTGGCGGAAGGTGCTACTTGACCTAATACTTTGTACGCGTTAGCCATTATGCACCCATCAAAAGGAACGTTTGTTCAAACCCACTAGCCCCGCCACCACTAACAACCAAGTCCCCGCTGCCGAGAATGGACATACCATTGATGGTTTTTATGTTAGTCCCTGAAATCAAGGTGTCTTGTTTAGCACTAGGAGCAATCGCTGCCCAACTTGTCAAATCAGCGTCATAGGCTTGTACCGACACGCCAATATCGGCGGACTTCAGCGTCGTAGCATCGTATGCTTGTACTGAAACTCCAATGTCGGCGGACTTCAGCGTCGTTGCGTCGTATGCCTGTACGGTTACGCCAATAGCAGACGACTTCAAGATTGTGGCATCGGCAGGCTCATAAACCCCTGTGTGTAGGTGGTCACCTGTTGCTACCGTACCCGCCGTAGTGCCCGTCGTCACACTAATTACAGGGGTAGTACCACCCGACGATACTATGGGGGCAGAACCGCTAACGCTACTAACCCCCACATCACCTGCTGGGATGGTCAAATTCAACAGTTGTGAACCAGGGTCGCCCGTAATGCTCGCGTCTGCCGGAGAACCGGGAGCACCTGTCGTAACAACGCCAATCGTCAAGCGAGAGGCGTCGGCGGCATCAATAACACTCTGGGCAGCCTGAGCTGCATAATCACTAGATTGAGAGGCTGAAATCGCAGCCCCAGATGCGCTCCCGGCAGCAGCGACTGAATAATTCTGAGCAGAAGTGGCGTAGCCTTGAGCACTCGCCGCAGAACTTTGCGCCTGACTCTGACTCAACGAAGCTGCACTTGCCGATACGTTCGCGTTACTTGCGGCCGACTCTGCCTGAACAACGTAAGTCTGAATAACACTCTCGGCGTTATTCACCACCTGATTCACTGATGCTTTTTTGGATACGCCCGCCTGAACAACCAGCGTGAGTTCAGAGCCGTCAAGCGAAGTTGCCTGTGGTAGATCGGTGATTCTGATCTTCAAACTCATGGCGTTATCTCAGGAGGGAAGTACACTGCAACGTCGAATTCTGTGCCGATTATCGGACGATTGTTCGGCACCAACGGCTCGTCTGGGCGCGGGTAGCGAAGACTTATATTTTCTGTCTGCCTTGCAGGAAGCCTGTAGGGGTCTTTTACGTCGTAACAACCCGGATCGCTACATACCCTCAGTCCAGGCGAATTACCGTCGGGACGCAGTTCGTCATACGGCACTTTGCGGTTGCATCGCGCACAAATACCGATTGCACAAGTACCCCTTGTAGATACAGGAAGGTATAGACTCATGACGTGTAAACACCAATGTTCGGAGCGAAATACGTCGGGCTGTTGTCCGTTTCCCCGCCCTCAACTTCCAAGGTCATGCCGTTCGCCATCTGCACCACTTCAGCGCGACGAGCAGGATCAACTCCCGGCAGTTCAAACGCCAGTCGTGCGGCAAGGTGCCAGCAGATAGCCTCAAACCACCGCATCGGTAGTTCGATTGTCTGTGTCAGCGTACCGATGTCTTGAATCTGCCGGTAACGGTACAAACTCAAATGCGCCGTATCATCGCTCGGTACCGGCCACAGGGTAATCTGCGGAGTCACCAATTTCTCAAAGAAGTAGTTTACGGGTGTAATGGATTGTTGATTCTTGTTCGGTTGGTTGGCATAGTCGTCACGGTTGAACGCAGCAATGTTCAATTCTCGAACCGAACTGGCAGCAATGATGTCGCTAACAGTGCCAAGTGTGGTTGAGTACAAACGAATGTGTGTAGCAGAGATGACGACATCCAAGTCGTACCAGCCAAACTCGTCAACCTCGGGGAAGTCCGTAACTGTTTTCTGAGTCACCCACGTAACACCGTCGTCAGACGATTGAATCTGGAACGATACCGTAGGAAGTACAGAGAACTTAACACCTACACGCACAACGTCAGACTGACCATCCTCAAACGGCATAGTTGCATAGTTTGTAGTCAACTCGAAGTCGCCCGTAATACTTCTGGGAGTGCACAGAAGCAAATTCAGTACGTCGGTGGTGCCGGTCGGAAGCACATACGTCTTTTTGCCGCTAACCAACGGCATCAGTTGCTGATCCACACACCACAGGTTGAGGCCGCGATTACTCAGACTCATCAACAACATGAACAAGTCTTCAGTTGCCGTAGCAACAATCTCAGGCTCCAACTGTTGAGGCATCAGGCCGCATCGACGTACAGCCTTCTCAAGCAACTTCATGGTGCTGATTGTGGTTGTGCCGATGGTGCCTGATGTCGCCATGTGGTGGCCTCGTTAGGTGTAGATGACGTTCACTGTGCCTGCCGCAACGACCAAGAAGAGGCCGGTTTTTGCAGCAATGCCGATGCCGCCGAAATGTACCACGTCGCCAACAGCCAACGTCTTTGTGTAGAGGATCGTACCGCTTGTGGACGTACCGTCGTACACCGTGACTGCACCGCCCGTGACCGTAGAAACGATACCGAACAGACCAGCAGGACCAGTCTTGATTTGCACACCCGCCGTAACGCCTGAATTGTAGTAGCCTAATTTATCAGCGTACATACGAACTCCTTGCTAATTGGGGGCCGAAGCCCCCGTTAATCAGGCTTGCGTTACGCCGTAGGCACCTACCAACGTAGCGTTCGGGCCAACAGCCAACGCCGGAAGGGCAATCGACACAACCAGTCGCTTCGCAGCATCGGGGGCCGAGGACGGGACGAAAGTACCGCGCACATCACCCGTAGTCGTGGTGGCCGTCGCCGTGTCAGCAGCAACGAACGTACCTGCATCGTCAGCCAGCGTGTTGTTGTAACCCGCATGAACGATGTAACCTGCATCCGTGACGCGAACCGGGATACCCAGAACGTCGGTACTACCGATGGCAGCAGTCGTGGTGAACGCCGTTGCGCTGACTGCCGAAGTGACCGTCTTGAACGTCTTCAGCCCCGACACGCGACTGGTGCCGTTGGCGGTGATTGCTTCGGACATCGCGTTGCCATACACGTCAGTACCTGTGATCGTAACAACTTGGGTTGTGTCGCCGGCAGTACCAGCAACGATGTCAACACCACGCGGGGTAGCAAACGTAGCCACGCCGCCCGACGCCTTTGCGCCGTTGATGAGGAAGGTTACGCCGGAACCCGGAGTTTGGGAGGCTGCTACAGCAGTGGTGGATTTGGCTTCTGCAACCACGTCCCACACGTAGACTCGGCCCATCGGACCAACGCCAAGTTCCATCGGGGAAGGGCCACCGGAGGCAGCACGGCCGGGATTGTACACCGGGCCAAGGTAGAGGTCGTCGCTAATTTGCATTTTGGCTACTCCTTGAAAAGTTTGCCAGATTGAATAGGTTGCGAGGATATTGTAGCAGAAAATTTATAGGGGTGGGAAGGTTACGTCAGAAAACGGCCTGCCTTGACGTTTGCACCAGTTATAGGCGTTCGCTACGCTACTGCGAGCTTTGATGAGTGGGTCTTGCAGACGTTCTTTGGCGAAGTCCGATGCTTTCTTCTTCGCTTCATCGTCCCACTGTTCGGCTTGCTGTGCGCGAGTCTTGGCGCGGGATTCTTCGGTGCTACGGGAGGCTTTGATACCTTCTGAGCGTTTACGACGAGTTTCTTCGTTCTGCCACCCTGCGGTAGTTGCCTTGGACTTCTTGAGGGCGGCTTCCTCACTCTGACAACCAGCCTTGTGCTTCTCCATCCACGCTGCTTTGTACTCTGGGTCGGACATGATTCGCCGCGACGCTTCGCCGATCTTGCGTTTGGATTCTTCCGTGTGGTTAAAACAGGTCGGACCTTCCCCGCCCAACGTAAGATTCAACAGTGTGCCGCCGTCTTTGCGACGACGATACTTTGCAATCGTTTCGCGCTCAAGGTCGAATGCTTCTGCTTGTAGTAGTCCAGTCTTAACCAACTCAGGTGCCAGCGGGAGGTTCAGCGCAGCCATTTTGGCTACAAATGCTCGCACGGCGCGACTGTGCGAGTTAGTCAGATGATGGAACATTCGGTCGCCCTTACCCATACCGACATACACCGGAGTACCGAAGTTTTCAGGACGCGGGTCGCGGTACATATAGACGTAATAAACAGGGTCACTACTCAAAGCAAGGGCACGACGCGCTTGATATGCTTCGTCGTCACGGCGGAATTCGGCTTGTAGTTTACGGGAGTTGATGGCGCAAGTGGGGCAACCTGTACCTCTGACGTGATTAGCTGCAAACTGCTCAAAATCACCATGCTCACGACAGACGATAGTTACTTTGTGCAATGCTCCTGTGTAAACAACCTTGGAGTAGTCGTATCTATCACCGTGAATTGCGAGACATTTACCAACAAACTCAGAACGATATGCTTCAATCTTTGCGTTGAATCTGATGCGGCGTTTTTCCAGCTCACAATTCCAACAACCAGAGCCGTTATAAAACGAACCTGGAGGAAGTTGGAAGTCACCGTGAGTTTTGCAACGCAAGACGTATTTACCATTAGCTCTAGCTACAAACTCATATGGACCGTTGTTTGCTTCGGATGCGCGCTTGCAAATTTCTTCGTAAGTAAGATAGTTCATTTGTATTTCACCGTTTGTTTGTTTCGACATACGCATAGTACATCGCCTTCTAGTATTGTGCAAGCAAAGAAAAACCCGCCGAAGCGGGTTGCTGTAAGTCCTTGATTTACAAGGATTCAGCTAGCGGAGTTCCCGTAGATATTGCGCCAATCAGTCCATCCGGATGCGAAGCGGAACGTCGACTTAAAACGCATTGCGTCCGTCTCAAAATCGCCTTCAAGCGACTTTTCGAGCTTGCGACGCCAAAGGACCTTCAACCCATCGCGGGCATCTGTCTGCACGAACCACGCGTTATTGGAAGTCAGACGCGACAGTGTAACCGGCTCCAGACCAGCACTCTTCAGCACATTCATGTCGTTGTTGTTTGTACCAACGCGCAGAACGGACTTCAGAAGCACTTCGGCTTGCAGCATGTTGCTCGGCGCAACGACGAGCTTCTTCGGGGTCAGACGAATCCGCTTGCCACGGCTGTCCTGGGCTTGACGAATCTGGATGAGAGCTTGTTCCAGAGAAGTCTGCGACAGGGCAGCAGAGGTCAGCACGTTGGACTGGGTGCCGCCGATAACCGGGTGGGAAGCGGAGCACAGAACAACACCGTCGCCGCCGTTGTAGCCGGAGGTGAAAGCACGATTCAGGTGATTCGCAGTAACGGTCTCCAGAGTCTCGTCCATTGCTTGAGCGAGGTGCTTGGACATCGTGGTGCCGACGCGAATGTGGTCGCCGTCTTCAACGAGCACCTTGGTCAGAGCGAAAGCAAGGCCGTAGACATTGTAGGTGTAACGCTGAACGTACAGTTGACCACCTTCGTCGTAGGTGACAGGCTGACCGTCCGGGAGGAGCGGAGCCGTACCCATACCGTACAGAACGACTTCTTCGTGGTACGCACGAGCGATACCGTTCTCTTCCTTGAAGATTTGTTTGTATTCGTCAGTGCGCTGGTCATACACACCGTCGAACGCTTGATTCAGAATCGGCTCAACGATAGAGCGAAACTGGGTACTACGCATAATTGTACCGGCCATTTACATTACTCCTTAAATAGCAGTCTTGTTAGCGACATACTGGTGTTGAGCAATCTGCACCAGAACAGTCGGGAACGGGTTGAGGGTGGCGTCGTAGATGCCGTCAGGACCGAAGCCGATGATTCGGAAGTTGCCTTGCGAACTGGCAGCGATCAGGGTGGCATTCAGGTACGAGGTCGACTGTCCGGTGGAAGCGGTCGGAGCAGCGGTGACGAGGTTGGCTTGAGCACCGATGGCAGTCTGGACGTAACCAGTGCCGCCCGAACCGACTTGGACTTCAAACACGTTGTCCGGGTCGTCGTAGACGTAGGCGGTGATTTCAGTCGCCGTGGTGGAAGCAACCCAGTTCTTCGAGTAGGTCGGCTTGCCGGTCGAGTCTTTGTACTCAACACCAGCGAAAATACCGATCAGGTCGTTGCCGGCAGTAGCGATGTTCAGCGTACCGTCGGTGTTCAGCAGAACAGGGTCGCCGTAACCGATGGCGGTGCCGTAGGTGGAAGCGATTTTGTAGGCATTAGCCCGCGATTGACCGGTGGGGTGCTTGCGCAGGATAAAACCAAACGGGGAGGCTGTGAGTGCCATAGTTCAGTCCTTTAAGAGAATTGCGGAGTTCGGACGCGACGAGCCAGATTGTCGAAACCTTCGACTTCTCCCAGCGCACGTCCGTTACTATCACGTTCGTTGATGTTCTCGACTGCGTTGTTGCGGAGCATTTCTTCATCTTCCATCGGACGCTCGTAGTGAAACACGCGCATGATTTCCTGATAAAGCTCTTCTTCGATCTTGAAAAGAAGCATCTCGTTGCATGCAACACAACCTTCAAACTCCCCTTGCTGCGACTTGTATTGTGCAAAACCCGGAATCTCACTGGCCTTCACCGGCTGATAGCCCTTCTGCATGCGCTTGTAGATGGGGTCAGTGGCGTTGGTCGTCGAGAGCCAGCAGTAATGCCAACCGTCAACCTTCGGGGGGTTGGGCAGAACGTCATTGGACCATTCAGAACGAATCATGCGGCGACGTTCTTCCAAGTCAAACGAGGTACCATCCGATTGAGTCCGTGAGGCATCGGCCTCTACGCGATCACCGCGAACAGCAGGCGCACTAGACTTCTTCAGTCTTTCATCGCTACCAATAAATTTGTTTTCGCTCATTACAGATCGCTCCTATTAACCTTGATTTTGTTTGTCGTACTCACGGAAACGCTTTACAGCTTCAGCCCTTTGCTTAGGATCGTCCCAAATCCCAGCATCTTTTAGGGCTTGCACCCGATCAGATGAGAGTTTGTACGAACCTGCACTTTGAGCCGACGAAGCTTCACGTCCTCCGCCAGTGACTACAGATCGCGGTTTTGTAGTAGTGCTTTTACCACTATTTGTTTTGTGTGGCAAATATTTTTTGATACGGCTATCTAATTCCTGCCAATATTCCGGCGTCGTCGGATTCCAACCTTCTTGTGCAAGCTGTTGGTCGATAGTCATAGTGATGCGAGAATCCTGATCGCGGGCAGTCGGGTCGTACCACTTGTTCTTTTCCATCCACTGTTGGGCGTGGTTAACAAGTCGGCTGTCCAGCGGCGGTGCAACGGCCTGATTGCGCCGCATTGCATTCTCGTAGGAAGTCAGTTCATCAAACTTGCGCTGCGACTGGAACAACTTCTCGGTAGCCTCAGCGACAGCCGCACCGTTACCTGCTTCGGTGGCTACACGGATTTGATCCTTGAAGTAGTTGTAAGCTTGAGCAGTCTGCCGCTTGGCATTCTCCAGTTGAGCAAGTTCGCTGCCGGAGTTACGACGCTCAATGTTATCGACCTTGGCGCGCAGTTCGTTGATGACCGAATCACGGGCGGCAAGCTCACGACGAAGAGTCTCTTCACGCTCACGCTGTGCCTGCTTGCGATTCTTACGCTCTTCCCGACGACGCTCGCGGATAGCTTCCCGCTCATTGTCGTCTTCGGCGTCATTCAGTTCCGAGTCGCTGTCAGAGTCAGAATTAACGTGCTCGCGCTCGTCATCTTCATTTTCATGCTCTTCTACGTGCTCGTTCTCTTTGGCGACAACCTCTTCGCCACTTTCAAGGTCAAGTTCTACGTCTTGTTCAGACATGGGATTCTCCGTTAGAGGATGTCGTCAAGTTCTTCAAAGGCCGACGGATCAACCTTCGCAATGATTTCGTGGTCTTGGAAGATACAGAACAGCGCCGTATCTTCGGTGCCGGGGATTTTGCGCTCAAAGCGGTCGCCGCCGTATTTCGGCAGACGAATGAAGTCGCCCGGCCTGGCCCATACTCCCTCGCACCACAACTGGCCAGTTTCTCGGTTGCGGTAGGCAATAGGGCCGATACTAACAACCTTACCAAGTTGTGTAGTTACCTTGTTGAACTGCTTCGTGTCGTCTACTAGGACGATGCCTGATGCCGTCTTGGTTCGCACCGTGCGAAGTTGAACAACGACACGGGTTCCCAAAGGGATAACCCCTGGTGTAACGTCAGGGAATGCTTCTGCCAACTTACTTGCAGGAATCATTACGATTCTCCATAAAAGTCTCCGTTTGGAGCCTACCCCGTGAAGTCGAAGACTAACTTCCTCTACCGTCGCAGAGTGGGGAGGCTGTAAATCAGTTGTCCAGTTCTTCGCAAAGGTTGTTCAGATGATCGAGAGCTTCCGTCAGGCCGCGAATCAGACCTTGGATGCTACCGACAGCGTACAACCCTTGATTAGAGTGGAAGTTGCTCTTCGCCAAGTCGTCTTTCAATTCGGTGATTCGTTGTTGAATCCCGTGAGCGTACTTGGCGATAAACTGGTCTTGAATCACTTCTTGGTAGCCTTCTTCGACTTCTCAACAACGACTTCTGCCGGAATGTCGGTCAGTTGCGTAACACGCGCAGGGAGGGAATCACGGGTCGCCTTGGAACCGAAACGACAATTGATGTACTCAAGCGGAGAGTGGCAGTCCGACTGTTCAACGACTTCGACCTTGCCGTCGCCCCATTCAATCTCGAACTTCGCCATTACTTCTTCCCCTTGACGAGGCCGCCGCACTTGTAGTCTTTCTTCTTCGAGGACTTCTGCGGTGCAGATTCAGACTTCTTTTCGCAGACCTTGACTTGACTCTGACCACCCAGTTGTTGTGCAAGTTTACCCATGATGTACTCCTTGACTATAATCTGTTAAAAATTCTACACCGATTTGTAAATAATGCAAATCGTCACTTCTTGACTTCGTTCTTTATGGACTCCCAAATGGAGTATGCAACGAAGACGACGATGGCCCATGCGATGCCACCGAACAACTTCTTCCTCACATCCGTCCAGATTTCATTCCACGTTTTTGAGGACTCTACCAACTTCCAGTGGTAGTCGTGATGACCGTCTAGATCAACCTCACCGTCTGGCGTCTTTGGGAAGGCTTTCTTGATGTCGTTGATGTCCTGTTTGATGATGTGCATCTCCGCCTTGTGACCTACACTGTCGATGTGAATGGCGTTCAATTTGGCGTTAACGCTCTCAAGCTGAGTCACGATATAGGTCATCAAAGCTCTGTCATCTCCGCCACCGCCACCACAACTTGAGGGTATGTGCAATTCCCTACGATCAACGCCGTCCCAAGGGTTATCCATGACTCACCTGAAAATATTATTTGACACCCTTGGTCTTTTCGTAAGACCGCCCGACAACGTAACCCAACATCACAGTACCAAACAACGTCAGGATCGGCTCAGGGATCGCACCAAGCCACGATTTGAAGCCTTCTGTGAATCGCCCTGCTGCGTCTGGGTTCAACACAAACATGACGCCCATCGGCAACGACCATAACAAGAGGATGTAGACGACGTATAGAAAGCTAGGTCGGGCACGGCTAGTCCACGGATCGGCAGACTGCGATTCAGAGATGATGGCGGAAAGTTGCACCTTGACTTGATCTAACTCCCCGGATTGCTGCATCTGAAGTAGTTCCAGTTGCGCTTTGGCTTTCTGCTCTGGGTCCGGAAACAATTTATCAATGAGCTTGGAGCCAATGGAAAAGATACTCGTCAGGGTGATCGGGTCCATCACTCAATCTCCAAGTAACTGTCAATACCCAACTCAGCAGCGTCGTCTATCGCTTCGATGATACGCCGTACAGAATCTGCACATTGAGCAACGCCTGTTGAAGTGCGAACTCTACCGACGAGAATGCAGCCAAGAGAATCTTCTGCTCGATTGCCGCCGTGGATGCGAATACCGCTAAACTCGGGTACATCCAATACTTCAGGTAGGACTTTGTTGAACTTGTGGGAGTAGGAAGTAACGATCCGGTATCGACCACGAGGGATAGCTGTGCGCCCATAGACTTTCTCCTGACTGCCGGTTTCCAGATGACGATCCTCGTCTTCACAAGTCTCGCAGAAATAAACATTGTCCAAATAGAGTTTGCCAAGGGTGAAGTTTTCAGCCTTACTGATCTTCACCGTGGCCTCACGGAGTAGTTTGAAAGTCTGGATCATTCTGTATCCTGTGACGACTGAATACCCGCAATAACCAACTTCGTGTCGTTGTCCTCACGATTCACCTCGATGTCCGTCTGACGCTTGATGAGGTTATCTTCGTGGTTCATGGCGAGGTGAGTTTCACGTTCCTGCTCGTTATCCTGCTGGTTCTTCATCAACTCAACACGCTGCTTCAAAGTCTCAAGTTCCATACGACTCTGCTCCTGCATCTGAGCCAACGACTGTTCGAATTGTAGTTTAGCAGAAGCGACTTGTTGCTCAAACTGCATACGCTGTTGCTTGAGTTGGAATTCCATCTGCGCTGCCTGCTGCTCGAACTGTTGTGCCTGCTGATCTGCTTGGAACTGCATCTGAGCCGCTTGTTGTGCGGTCTGAAATTCAGCGACATCACGTTGTTGAGCACCTTGAGCATCCTGCTGCTTCATCTGCAACGTCGCTTGGTCGTAAGCCTTCTTGCGCTCAATCTCAGCCATGCCAATCTGCAACGTCGCTTGGACTTCAGGTGGCATCTGTGGTTGCGGGGAACGCTGTTGCAATGCTTGTTGCAGTTGCGCGATCTGCTGAAGTACCGGTTGCAGTTGTTGCGACAGAGCAGATTGTACCTGCTGCGTAGCCTGTACCCCCGCCTGCTCGGTAGAAATCATCTGGCCCGCCATTGCGGACTGCTGCAACACCATCTGAAGCGCCTGTTTGGTAGAGGCTTCCTCAAGCATCTGGATATGCTCCTCAATGTGCATAATCACGCCGTTGATGATCTGCGGAGGGACGAGGGGGTTCTGTGACTGCAACGGGCTAGAGATGAACGCCAAGTGCGTCTGGATGTGGGTCATGTGGTCTTGCTCAACGTCGGCCTTCAGTGGCGAACCGCGAAGCCCTTCCGCATTCTCAATCACGGCGTCAGACGTAACGGGGTCTTTCGGTGCTGGCAGAAGGTCGTCAATGTTGTCGATACGCATCTGCTTCAGGACACGACGACGCACGTTGACTTGATTCCAAGGGACGTTGGGGTTCTGAGCATCCCCCTGAGCCATTTGCATGATGGCCTGACTCTGTGCAAAACGCTGCGCCTCAGAGAAGATCGTCGGGTCGGACACCGGAATGACATCCATCGGACCTTTGAAGTCGTCAGGTGTCAGTCCGAAGTCAGCACCGTCCTGAATTACTTCGTCGATGTCGAGATACGTACCATTGATGCGATGCAGGATTGCAAGGGCTTTCTTCTGCGATTCGTGGAGTCGTGCGTGAATGGCGGAGTAAGTCGTGGAGCCTTGCTCAATCAATGCCATCGTGGTGCCGACGGGTGTCCTGTCACCTACACTAGCAAGTTGCTCAGTAGAGGTACTGATGACACCCTTGGCAAGCCCGTACAGACTGTCCATCAGTTGCGCCAGAACAGGCGACGGTTGATTGAACGGCATCGGCATGGCGAGCTTACGCACATCATCAATCTGCGTCGGCCCTTCAATATCACAAACCTGCGTCACGTTGACTTGGGTATTCTGGCCTACAACGCGTCCTGACTTCAGCTTCAACATCGTCGGTGCATTGTTGATGTGCGCAGAGTCCATCAGTGCGCGGAGCGCCCCCGTCAGCGCAGCAGACAAGCCGCCGATGAGGTGCGGCAGACCAATGCCGTAGGCACCACGCCACGGTATAAACTTCCACTCAACGAGCCAATCCAGCTTGCGCAGTCGAACGTCGCCTTCTGCCCAGTTGCGATAGACGGCAAGCACTTCTTCACTGTCTTCGTCGATTGTGATGATGTACGGGGCGTAATCCCCGTTGGAGATGGAGTCGCCCTCAAACTCTTCCCAACAGTAAATCTCAAGTACGGCACGCAGCCCATCCTCGTTGTAGCCGTCCTCTTCCCGCCCTTCAATCTTGTCGTTGGCAATCGTGACGCGAGTCTGGTCAGGAATCTGTCTATCGGTGTCCGGTACAAAAACGTCGCGGTACAGTCCACTATCAACGCGGTTGCGGAACTCAGCCTTGGTAATCAATTGGCGGTGCGTAACCCGCTGCGCGGTGTAGAAGTTCGTTGCCGCGTAGGGGAGGAAGATTTCATCAACACCAGTGAACTCAGAGCGCGGACGTCCGAAGCGGTCGTCGTACCAGAACTTTTGATACTGACTACCACCCATCGGCAGTTGTGTCAGCAGTTGCTCCAATTCAGAGCGATACTCTTCAATCTGCGTCGTCAACTGCCAATTCATGAAGCGAGACTTGCGATCTGCCTTCTCGGTCTTCTGCGGAGTGATTTCGCCCTGCACCCACGCCTTTACGGGGCCGGACGACGGGAACAACTCCTTGATGGCCCGCGACGAGAAGTCGACACACGCTTCAGCAAGTACGGGGTGGACTACACGGGATGCCCCTTCAAACTGAGCACCACCAGGAGCGTCATCACCGAGTCCGGTGCGCCGAAGGCCCTCTTCGTATTGCTTGTCACGCTTCTTGCGAGACTCCTTGTCCTTCTCCACCAACTCAACGAGGGTGGCACCCAACTCAGCCAAATCGTCGCTCGGAAGTGACTCAGCAAGGTTGTCATAGAACTCAGAATTACCTTCGGCAACAGGCTCAAGTCCCGGAATCTCTACGGAGCCGTCGTCGTTCTCAATGTAGTCTTCAGGTGTGTCGCCGAGGGTCAGTGGGTTCATTTCTATACTTTCAGCGTATTTACAGCGCGTTGCATAAGTTTGGTGGATTATATCAGTTTTTGTAGGAAGTCAACGTTACGCAGTATAGGGGTTAGCTAAACTTCTAGCATCGTCTGCGAACCGCTCATCTTCGTCGTCCTCATGCACCGGTACATCGAGCCAGTTGGAGTCTTTGAGGTAAATAACGGCCTGCGTTGCACAGTCTGTAAATTCGTCGTGTGCCACAACGGGGAACTTCGCCCAGTTCTCCAACACAGGCTTCGCCCAACTGATCGGCTCACGCGGATTCTTCTTACTCTCCAGTACCCAAATGCAGTCGGACTCAAGGATCGGAGCCATGATGTGGGCACGTTGAACCTTGTCAGCCTTACCGGGGTTGTATCCTGCCGCAGGAATGTTGGACTGCTGCAAGTCCTGAAGTAGTGACTGCCCGCTGGCCTTGGCTTCAACGAGAATGACGTCAGGTCTGCGTCCCTTGTCCATGCGGTCGTCTTTGGTGCCGCCATAGCGACTCTTCCAGTCGTCCATGACGCGATCCTTCAAGTCTGGGTAGCTCAAGTTCTCAGACCACGCATCCAGAATCATGACGTTCTGTTTCTTCTCGTACTCGAACACGCCAAACACAATGCACCCCGTGGGGTCGCCCGTCGTCCGTTCGGAGAATGCTGTGTCGTAACTCTGCACGACGTACTGGAACAGCGGCAACTGCTTGTGTGCCGGCCACAACTGAACGTGGTCTGTCTTGAGGATGCCGCCGCCCTCGGGGGAGGGTTGTTGTTGAAGCTGTCCGCTAGCTCCGTAGGTTCCGAGTGCTTTCTTGAGTGCTTCAAGTTCAGGTCGTCCGAATCGGTTAGGCCACAACAACTCACCCTGCTCAGTGCGCGGATCGTAATATCCAAGTGATGTCTTACGTTTTACACCATCGTACTCAGCAGGTAGGCACAGATGCTCAAAGTTACCTTGTTTTATGTAGTGTCCCGATGCGTCACTATCATGCAGCCGCTGCATCACCGTTACAGAACAACTGGTACGTGGGTCATTCTTGCGACTGGACCATACCATATCAAGCCACTCGATGGTGTTCTCGCGCATGGTGTCCGACTGTGCATCTTGAGCACCGTGGGGATCATCGAGGATGAGTATCGAACCGCCTTCCCCTGTCGTTCGTCCTCCGACTGACGCAGATACACGATACCCCGTACTATCGTTCTCGTAACGGTCCTTAGTATTTACATCGGCCAGAAGTTTGATGCTAGGCCACCGCTCAGTGAACCACGGTGACTGTAACAGTCGTCGAGACTTCACCGCGTCCCGCACCGCCAACGAGCCTGAGTACGATGCCGTCAGAAACTTCTCAGCAGGGTTCTTGATCCACGCCCACACCGGCCAGATGACGCTTACGATGGTGCTTTTTGAGTGTCGCGGAGGAATGTTGATAAGTAGGTTCTTTATCCGCCGGTCAGTCACTGCCTCCAAGTGGTCACAAATCGTGTGTATGTGCCATCCCTCAGAGAACTCCACCCCCGGCTCAACGACGTGCCAGCACTGTTTCACGAATTCGTACAACGACTTCTCAGCTTGGCGCTTTAGCAACTCGAACTTGAGTGCGTCACTAAGCATCGGCAGCGCATGAATGGCAGCAGCCGTTTTTGAGAGAGTCAGTTTGTTACGACCTCCGTGCGGCAGTGCAAACGAAGGGGTATAGATGCAGTTTGTATCCACTGTTACAGCGCCTTTTCGGTGCTAAGGTGGTTGTGAGGCGGAATTTAGTACTTATTTCTCGTTATTTTGTGCAGTATTGAGTGCCTGAGCCTGCATTTTGCCAAGGATTGTCTCGAAGATGCCCAATTCGTCGTCACTAAGCACCGATGTCGCACCACGATACGCCGTTGGGTCAAGCGCAGCAGGAATTGACGCGTTGTTATTGGTATTAGTAGCCTTTGTGACCTTCGGCGGCTCCATATTTGCCACTTTTGCAGCAAAATCGAGCACTTTGATGCTGTTTTGATGGTCCATGACACCTGTGATGGCCTCTCCAAGAAGTTTTTCAGCAAGAACTGATGCTTTTGCTGCCAATTTCAAGCGTTGGGGGTAGAGTTGATCTTCTAAAAGCTGCTGCAACGCGTGATTTGTGGAGGCTTGAAATATCGGGTTGTTTTCGAGAGAAGGTAAATGTTCTGTAGTCAAACCGTATGACGCAAGTACGGAATCCTGACTTTCAGGAAACATCGCTAAGTCTCGCGCCAGAAGAGAGATTTTTTCAGCTTGGAGGTTTGTGTCACCCATATTGGCACCTAAATTTACAAATCACGTTCAAAGTGTAACCGCAAATCACGCAAATATCCAAGTATAACCGTGACACTGTTTATATTTGCCACGACAACAACCTAAGATGCTGCTAGAACAAGCCCTCGGGAATCCGACTTCGTGTAAGAAATTGGCAGCATCTTGCGCACATTGGTAAGTTACTCCGGTTTCACAGCAAACCACTGCTAATGATCTAGGGTTATCAGCACCTACACTCTTACCTCTTCTACCGGAGCTAATTTTATCCCCTACCCCCGGTTTTTTAGATGGGTTTAAGTCGCCAACATATCTTCCCTTCATGAACTCACTGTGCCGTTTTCTATTTTCAGGAGTTTTTGAGTGGTGATCCGCTCGACCACGTTTGCGCTCGCTTATTTTTGCACGAACTTCTGGGCGTTTTGAAGGATTCAAGTCCCCAAGCATTTTCCCTTTGCGGTTGATGCTCATTTTTGCACGAACTTCAGGTCGCTTTGAAACGCTGTTCTCCCCACTGTTGGCCGCACTTATCTTGGCACGAACTTCAGGTCGCTTGGTGTGATGGTTGTCTCCCAACGCAAGTAATCTTTTGCTAACTTGTTCCCCCATACTTCTACGAACATCTTCTGGTAAGTCAAATATACCTTCCCCTCCAGAAGTGGAGTTGGTGAGAGAAAACCCCCACGCTTTGAATTGTGCAATCCAGTAAATTTCTCTATCTGCTACTTCTGTCCGGTTGTCAGTAACAATTTCCTCAATGATAACGTGTGATACACAATTCGGGTCGGAAGTCAGTGCGTTCTTCAACCACGAAGTTCTGTGATTCAGTTTCTTAGTAGTTATCCTCAAGTGTTCTTTGATTCTCTTTTTCAAATCAAATGTCATGCCAACGTAGCGTACATGTTTATGATGTCCGTCACAGTACCTTGAGTCAGTCAGTATGTAAATATATCCAGTAAGCATAGTATTCTTAAGGTTGTTTTGATAAGGAAGGGTACAACGGATCGTGAGAGAGTGCAAGTATTATTTACGTTATGCGCAACCTGCGTTTTGGTACTAATTTGTTGGTACTAATTTGTTGGTACTAATTTGTTGGTGGTTTAGTAGTTGTTTGGTATTTACGTGGCGTTGTTGTGTCAAATAGAGTCCATGCGAGTTGCTGGATTTTTATTTTTAGGAATTGTAGTTTGTGATGTAATTTATTTGTGAGTGTAAAGTTGGGATGTTGTGGGGAATTTTAGTGGGTAGGGGTGAGGTTTGGAGATTACTACGGAGTGTAAATTATTGCTCGGTGATAATTTTATATAATGTTACGTCCGAGTGTCAAGTGAGGTTTGGTGATAATTTTGTTGCGACGTGGGGGTGCTTGGTAAAGATATATTTAGATCGCGTTGGGGGTGCCCTGGGTCCAGCGTGCGGCCGGCAGCCAGGACGTGGGCAGCCAGGACGTGGGCAGCCAGGACGTGGGCAGCCAGGACGTGGGCAGCCAGGACGTGGGCAGCCAGGACGTGGGCAGCCAGGACGTGGTGTAGCTCTGCCCCTAAATACCCGCACTAAACTACTTGACACCGCACAGTCATGGTTATACAATCCGTCTCACAGTCTGGTTGCAAGGTAACGAAGAAGGCCTGCTAGTAGATCGCTCGAACGACAGGTATGACGGCAAACGATCAGACACCAATTACTCAATCAAGAAGGAATTAATCATGAACAAGCCAACACAACCGGCCGTTACGCTGCTACTCTCTGACGCACGCGGACACTACATCCCTAGGGATTTCATCTGCGATGACTACAACGAAGTGGCGGTCGAGCATTGCGCAGCATGGGGATTGAACGAAGACAACAAGGAAGCATGGATCGATGCGGCCGACCCGGAGTCGGAATTCTATTGGGAAGCTTGGAATTGGATTCTCACCATTGCACGCTACACGGATGACGAGGGGAACGTCTATTGCTTGTATCAGGATGGCGACCTGTGGGCCTTGTGTCTCGCTCGAATGACGGACGAAGAGAAGTCTAATTTCGGATTTGAGGACTAAGAGCCATGTTCATCATGGACCAGTCGGTAGGTAACTTTGATGCTGCAGAATTTCGTCCGTGGTTTGTTGTTGAATTTGCAAGTGAGTAATATTATTAGCTATAATGCTATTACTTAACCACGGAGCAACTACAATGCAAGCACCTTCACAACGACCCATCATCTGCATTGACACGAACGAACGCTACGCTAACGCAAAGGCCGTAGAATCGATTCTGAGAGAGTCGGGGTACCCTGACGCACAACGAGGCGCGATTGTCGCCTGCTGCGAAGCTAACGACCGACCCCGACCGAAAGGTCGCCACGCCATAAGGTATGGTAGAGCATGGATGTTCGATGCGTAACTTAATTTTAACCAACTAATCGCCCGGCACTATGTCCGGGCTTTTTTACGTCCAAGCGACGGAGCTACCAGCAAAGGCTAAAAGAACCGGGACGAAAATTGTATATCTATCTATCTATCTTTTTATACAATACAATACAATACACACATTTATACCATCCGTCTTTTGTGTTCTACGTCTTTTTTTTGCTCCTAACCCCTGTTTAGAATTTGCTGGCATAAGTTTAATAGCAAATTTTGCTACCTAATTTCTTACTAAATTTATCCCCTCCTTTCCCCCTCGAAAAACGACCTACATTACACACCTAAGACGGTATAACGCTAAAACGACGTTAAAGCGCAACCAACCCACCTCCAGAGCACATAAACACTACTGGAAGCCACGAAACGCCAACGTTACGCCGTACTTAAACTAACTATCGTGGAAAAACGCCTAACACAACCAAAACTAAAATTACCAACACTACATAAAACATACGTTAAAGCCAGCCCCTCGATATAAATTTAGCAATTTTACTTAAAATAAACACTTTCGCATCAAAAGTCCAAAAACTATAATTTCCTAAATTTATCTTAAAATTTTAACTTTAGCCCAAAACTTAAAATCTATATCAAACCCCACACTTTACGCATTAAAAAACTACATGGAAAAACGACCCTGTTAAAATTACTTGAATTTAACTACATGGAAAGTGCATCACACCTGCCAATCGTGCAGCAGTCGCCAATCGTACAGCAGTCGCCAATCTTGCAGTAGCTGCCAATCGTGCAGTCGTAGCCAATCGTGCAGCCGTCGCCAATCGTGCAGCAGTCGCCAATCTTGCAGTAGCTGCCAATCGTACAGTCGTAGCCAATCGTGCAGCCGTCGCCAATCGTACAGCCGTCGCCAATCTCCGAAAAAGCAGGAATGTCGAACGTTATTTCGGTTTTCGCAGGGATGATGTATCCGCCGTGCTTGTTTTTATCAAACGGGGTCATAATGTTTGGTCCTTATTCAGTATCGAAGTTGTCAGAAAGCCATTCTGCGAGTTCGTCGGCTGCCAGTTGGTTGATCTTGTCGAAGTCAACGTTCTGTTTCTTCCACGTTGCAGCAATTTTGCGAATGTTGTGTTCGGTTGTATCCAGCAGCGCGACCAACAAGGTAAGTTCTCGGCCTGCTGAAATGTAGGCGTTTTGCAGTGACTTACTATTGTCCTTCTTGGTCGAAAAGATATTGGCGACAAGGTTCCAAGCATAGACTGCTTGGTCAAAACCGTAGTCACCTTGAAGAAGCCACGAAATGCGACTGACCGATGCTTCCGCTGTAGTTTAACAAGCAGAGAGGAAAACATCATGATTACTATCAAACATCGCTACAATGAAACAACGCTCTGTGAGTTTGACGTTGAAACTGTCAGACAAGTCGCAGAGGCTGGTAAGGCCAATCTGGACGGGGCCAATCTGTACGGGGCTGATCTGCGCGGGGCTGATTTGTACGGGGCCAATCTGGACGGGGCCAATCTGCGCGGGGCCAATCTGGACGGGGCCAATCTGCGCGGGGCCAATCTGGACAGAGAAAATTTAAATAAAACTCCTCTCACTGTTGGCGGTTTGCGGTATTGGTGCCTCATTACCGACGGTTACATGCGACTAGGGTGTAAGCGATTTACTCATGCTGAGTGGGAAGCATTCGACGATTCCCAGATTGATTCGATGGACTGTCACGCCCTTGAATTCTGAAAGCAGTGGAAAACCCCACTCATGTCTATGTGTAAATCACACGTACAACAAACAGAGGACTAAACATCATGACAGGTGAAATCCCCTCCGACCCCTTGGCAATGGCCTACAAGCGCCTACATGCCTACATCAAGCCGACCGACGTAGCAGACAAACGCCGCCGCACCTACGCGCTGGACTACACAACACTAGCAACCGACGTGATGGCGTTCGGCGGATCGACGGCGCTGCGAGAGTTGCAAGAATCCATCGTGCGTGGTTACGGTGAACAAGTACCAATGGTTCGCCGTCGTCGGCAGATTACTAACGGCGTTGACGTCATGCGAGAACGAAACAAGGTCAAACGTCGTAAGGCACTAACGATGCTTGGTGGCATCATCGTTGGGCAGTGTAGCTACACGGACATTTACCGACTGACGCAGAACCCTGCAT